AAAGGGGTACAAAATGAAACCAAAAAAGAGGCAAACAAGAGCAGAATATGTTGAATCTCTAAAGGAAAGATACGGTGAGAGCATACTAGATGATTATGATATGGTTCTTTCTGGTAAAGTAAATTTAACATATATATCTGATAAGTATGAAATATCTGGCCCATATGCTGGATTAATATTTAAAAAATTAAATGGTGAAAGAAGTTATACTGAATTTAAGAAAAGGGGCTGGGTCAGAGATTATAGAGGAAAGAAAGTTGAATATAATCCAAAAGGGCCAAGTAAAAGTTTCATAGTCACTTTGCCTAATGAGGTTCACCATAGGCTTAAGAATTATTCTACAGAAATCGGTGTAAGTATGTCTTCAGTGGTAAAAGATGCTATTGTATCATACTTAAATAAAAAGATAATTCGTAAATATTTTCCATCTACAAGAAAATGATTTACTTTTCATAAATAACAGTATATTATTATGTTCATGTAGTGAACATAATAAATACCTAAATGGAATGGATATTTATTGTGACGCAGAAATCTAGAGAACATATAAAGATGCTTCGTAGGAAGATTGTTTCTTCTGCGAAAGCTCGTGGAATGTCTGATGCAGACATTCTTATAATGCTTGAGGAAGAAGACATCCTCAACCCAGATACTGGTGAGCCGTATTCTCTTCAGACTATTGCCTCTGATTCAAGAGCATTAGAAGAACAGTGGCAAGATGAGATGATGGAGGATATTACTTTCCATAGAGCAAGAGTCTTAGCTGAGTTAAGAGAGCTGAAAGCTGCTGCTTGGGAAGCAAATAAACTCTCAATAGTGTCTAGAGCAATAGATCAGGAAGTGGATCTATTAGGGCTGAATAAGCTTGAAAGGATGAGTCTTGAAATCGCTTTTGCTAATTTATTCAAGGGTATGCCTAAAGATGTAGCGAAAGAGCTTAAACAGCTTCTATCTGAGAAGGTGGCAAATCGAAAACGAAAGAAGCTTATGAATTCTACAGATGATCTTCCAGAGACAATTGAGATAAATAAATAAATGGAGAATATCCAACCGTCCCAGAAGAATGCTCTTGATATATTAGCTGATAATATCATCAATAATTACAATCTCGATGATATTGAAGAACTCCTATCAGAAGTAGACTATTCAGATTACGAAAATGATCCTGTCGGATTCTGTGAAGATGTACTTAAGCAAAGTCTTACAGATGATGTAAAGGTGATGCTTAATTCTATTCTTACAAATAGATTGACTGTTGCTGTATCTGCTAATGCTACTGGAAAAACCCATGGTGCTGCTTGCGCAGCAATATGGTTTAAGAAATGTAGAAAAGAAGCGATTGTTATAACAGCAGCTGCTCCTCCAGCTGAAAGAAATCTAAAGTCAAAGCTTTGGGGTGAAATTAGGACTCAGATCAAGCTCAGCCCAAAAGTATTCGAAAAAGACCGCATAACCTCCCTAAAAATAGTTGATTCAGAATATCCAAGAAGCTACATCGAAGGTGTTAGCATACCCACCTCTGGTTCAGAGGATGAGCGTGAAGCTAAATTCTCTGGTATCCATGCCCCAAACCTCTTTTTCGTTTTAGATGAAGGCGATGCTATTCCTGATGAAATATATCGTGCTATAGAATCCTGTATGTCAGGTGGTTTTAACCGCATGCTTGTTATGTTCAACCCAAAAAGAAAATTAGGTGCGGTTTATAGAATGATTCGTGACGGAAGGTGCAACATTGTTACCATGAAAGCCTTTGATCACCCCAATGTATTAACTGGAGAAGAAATAATATTAGGAGCAGTAACAAGAGAGCAAACTGTTGTACGTATAAATGAATGGACAGAACCTCTTGAAGAAGATGTTGATCCAGATGCCAGTTGTTACGAAGTACCAGACTTTCTTGTAGGGTGTGTAGCAAAAAATGACAGAGGTATTGAATATCCACCTCTAGAAGGTGGATGGAGAAGGATAAAAGGCGAACACCCTGAGTTCAATTATATGGTTTTAGGGCAATATCCTGCTCAATCAGCTTTTCAGCTAATAAGCTATGAATGGATAGAGAATGCCAGAACAAGATGGGATGCTTATGTAGCTGAATTTGGAAGAAAACCTCCTGTTGGTGTAGAGCCAATAATGGGTCTCGACTCAGCTGATCTTGGAGAGGACTTTAACTCATTATGTATACGTTATGGTGGATGGATAAAAGAGATAAGAGTCTGGAATGGTATAGATGTATATCGCACTGCTAATATTGCTGCTAATTATTACCATAAAGAGAAGGGTGTGGCTGTATTAGTAGATGCTACTGGTGTAGGAGCTGGTGTAGCCCCAAATATTAATGGAAAATACCGATTCGAGTGCGGGAAGTGCGAATATTTCGATCCAGAACCAGCAAAAGGATATAAAGAGGAAATAAAGTGCCCAAAGTGCGAACACCCTCTTACACCAGTGTTTAGTAATGCTAAAAGGGTAATGGTAGCATCTAAACCTACTGAAAAGACTGAGCTAGGAGAGTTCTTCCAGCTGAGAGACCAACTATGGTGGAGTGTTAGGGAATGGTTGCGAACTGATTCAGGGGCTATGCTCCCTCCAGATGAAAAATTATGTGAAGAATTAGCTGTCCCTGAATATGAGATAATGAATGGAAAAATCAAAATAATGCCTAAACCAAAGATGAGAGAAGAATTAGGCAGAAGCCCTGATAGGGCAGATGCTCTTTGTCTTACTTTTGCTAGTAACTCTAGGCCACGTGTGAGGCTAATGTAATGAAACTATTTGGGTTCGAGATAAAAAGACCGAAAAAGACTGATACTAATAAAGTCGTTGGAAGCTTAGTGTATGGACAGAGATGGGATGATGCTATAATGCCTAATGCTGATTTTTATTCTATGCTGAAGGCAAATAGGGGATGGATATATACGTGCTCATCTAAAAATGCTGTCTCTATAGCATCGACTCCAATAAGACTTTATGTTGGTAAGAAAAACAATAACAGCATTAGCAGTGTTAAGACTGCTAAAATAACAAAGAAAAAAGAAGCTTCATTAAGGAATAGGGCATCTCTTTCTAATTTGAGCAGGGTGAAAAAGGCTATCGGAATTGAGGAAGTATTAGAGCACCCTATGTTAGACCTTTTCAACACTGTTAATAATTTTATGAATAAATTCTATCTATTTGAGCTAACATCTTTGTATCAAGAGCTTTGCGGTAATGCCTATTGGTATATCTTAAACAATAGACTTGGAGTACCAATCGAGATATGGCCAGTACCACCACAGCATCTTGTTATCCTTCCAGATGAAAGGAAATTCATAAAAGGATATGAACTTAGAAAGGGGATGGATAGGATACCATTCAAAGAAGATGAAATTATCCATTTTAAATTCCCTTCTGTAACCTCAGTGTATTATGGGTGCAGTCCATTATCTGCTGTTACAGACTCCTATAATATCCACCAGAGTATGAATAGATATGAACTTGCTATATTCAAAAATATGGGTAGACCGGAAGGAGCTTTTGAGACAGAGCAAGAACTTAGCCAGTATGAATTTGATAGATTGAAAGAGGAACTGAGCCAATCCTTTGGTGGACTTGATAATGTTGGTAAGTCACCTTTATTGGAAAAGGGTGTTACATTTAAGAATTATGGTTCACTACCTAGAGATCTGAGCTATCTTTCTGGAAGGTCAAAGATAAAAGAAGAAATTACAAATGCCTATGGGCAATCCATGGCATTGTGGGATAAAGATTCTACAAGAGCGAATGCTACTGTAGCGAATGAAAATTTTATGCGAGATGCTATCCGACCTAGGCTGATAAGGATGGAAGAAAAGCTTAATGAGAAATTGGCTCCAAGATATGATGAGAAATTATTCATAGCTTTCGATGATCCTACTCCTGAGGATAGAGATTACAGACTGAAAGAGCGTGAGTCTAATATAAAGTCTGGATATTCGAGCATAAATATGGAAAGAGAATCAGACAATGAAGATCCAGTTGAATGGGGTGATTGGCCAATATTTAATCAGAGCATGGTAAGATATGATCCTGATAGAGAGCCAAGTAGTGGTGGTAATTGGAGCGGAGATGAAAACCCAGAGGATAATGGTGATGGCAATATACCGCCGAAGTTTTTGGAATCCATTGCTGAAAGAATTACTAGAGACATTCTAGGAAAAATTAAACAATAAGGAAGGTGCTGGATGGCTGAGAAAAGACTGCCAAGGCAGAATGAAATCGTTACTAAGAGGATGAATCTTAATGATTCTGGGATTCCTATTTCAGAAGAAATACGGAAAAGCTTGAAAGATGCTGGTATTGAGAATCCAGAGTTAATTCGAAAAGGCATAGCAACGGATGAAAAAACTCAATATGATGAAGAGGAAAGAACTTCTGTTGACTATATTACCACTAAAACAGTAGATAGGGATGGTGATATAGTGGTTCCAGGTGGAGCTATGCTTGATCATTATCGTAAAAACCCTGTTGTACTTTTTGTCCATGATTATAAAAGTGTCCCTGTAGGGAAAGCTCTGTGGATCAAATCTGATAAGCATGGCCTTATCTCCAAGACTAAATATGTATCGAAGGGAAAAGGGAATGAGATATGGGAGTACAGGAAAGAAGGATTCCCGATGGCTAAATCTATAGGCTTTATCCCTTTTAGTGTAATTGAGGAAAAGGATTTTGGTGATATAAGTGATGAAGAGTTTAAGACTATGCAACTCACTAAAGATGACTTATCAGGAGCACAGCGTATATATCCTAAATGGCTTATGCTGGAGTATAGCGATGTTCCTGTACCTTCTAATCCTGATGCGCTTCAGCTTGCGATTTCTAAGGGAATCATAAATAATGATGAGCTTCAAGATGCTGTAGATAATGATGCTTTTGTTATTGAGATCGAAGATGCTAAGCATGTAGAGGTTGAAGAAGTTGAGACTGATGAAGTTGTAAATAAACCTGAAACTACTGATAACTACCACCACATCCCTGTTCGAGATGCGGGAGAGTTTGTAGATGGTTCTTTCAGGACTATTAATATAACAGACGGGATTAAGGCTGTTATTGGAAAGCTGAAGTCTGATCCAGATGGCTCTACTAAAATCCAAAAATACCTGTTTGATATTAATAAATATACTATGGAAGAAGCTCAGACTTGGGTGAATGAGCATAAAGATCAAGAGCCAGAAGAGCAAAAGGCTATGGTTGAAGATCCAACTCCAGAACAGAATATGCTAAGTGAGCGGTATGGGAAAGAAGCTATTCTTGATATAAAAGTAGAGAAAGATCCAGAAGATCAGGAAATGCCTGAAGAAATAACGATGGTTAAGGAAGTGGGAGTTGTTGACGGTGTTAAACGGTTTGAAAGAATGAATATCTTTGATAATTATGCTGTTAAAGCTTTTAATTCGATTGATAATCCAGATGGATTATGGAATACAGACATTAAGAATTTTGAAATTCAGGGAGTTGATATTGCTCCAAGGAATTTGCTCTATGATCTGGCCTCTAAATGGCTAAAGTGCCCTGTAAAGTCGATTTATATGAATGAGTTTGGAGTTCCTTCTGCTCTTATTGGAACTTTTCTTACTGGATTGGAGAAAACTCTTGAAGAATATGATCTTATTGATACAAGAAACTTCAGGAATTATGAGTCACCTCCAGTATATGATACTATCAGGCTTACAGCTGATAAGCAGGAAGATTTTCTCATCGAAGGAATACAGTTTTATGAGAAAGATGAGAAAAGAGTGATTATTTCTCGTAGCATGTCTTGGTCTGGGCTATATATTACTATTATGTCTGATTCTTCTATCAGATCAGAGAGTAAAGAGATTATCAGTAAAACTTGGGAATGGACTAATGAGAATAATTTCCTGAAAGGCCAGAAATTCTCCCTTAGTGGTAAATTTCTTGAAACTGATGATGAAGATTGGGATTCGGTATTTCTGACTGATAAGAATTTCAAATCTGTTAAGTCTGCTTTTGATATAATTGAAAGTAAAGGGATTGATACACCTAATAGAGGGATAATGCTCGTTGGCCCTCCTGGGACTGGTAAAACTATGTCTTGTAGAATCACTATGAATAAGACAAATAATACTTTCATCTGGGTTAGTGCTAGGGATTTTCGATATTCTTCGGCAGCTGGCGGGATGAGTTATGCTTTTTCACTTGCTAAAGACCTTGCTCCTACCATCCTTTGCATAGAGGATATTGATAACTGGTTGGATGGATATACTGTTGATATTCTTAAGTCTGAGATGGATGGTATAGTTAAATCCAAAGGTGTAGTGACTTTTCTTACTTCTAATTATCCAGAAAGGGTTCCAGAAGCTCTGATAGACAGACCTGGAAGATTCCATGATGTACTAAACTTCTCTTATCCAAGTCGTGATACAAGAGTACGCATGCTTGAAGCTTGGTGTGATGTAAAGGTAGCTCTTGAAGACGGTGACCACTGGATATATGATATAGTCAAGGAAACAGAGAATTTCAGTGGAGCCCATATGTATGAATTGGTATCATTTGCTAAACGTCTTATGGAAGATGATGAAAATTTGACTATCGAAGATGCTGTAACTGATAGCCTTAATAAGATCATCGACCAGAGGGCATTGATCAGAGAGCTTAGAGGTGAAAAAGATATTGATTGTGAAGCCTTGGTGAAGCTTGCTGAAGAAAATGTAAAAAAAGACTTTACTAATGAAAAAAATCAGGATATAATCAGTTCAGAAATTTCTTCAGATGAAGAAATTATTAAAGCTGGTAGGGTTCTTTCTAAGAACACTCGGCAAATATTAGGTAAAACTCTTTTCAATCTTGAGCAATCTGTTAGTGCGCTCAAAGAGTTCATGGAGGCAGTAGATCAAGAAGAAAAGGATGAACCAGTAGTAGAAATAGCAGAGGAAGATGTTGAAGAGGTTACTGAAGAAGAAGTGATAGAAATTACGCCTGAAAATCTTAAATCTGCTATACTGAATACTCTTGGTGAGTTTATCTCTCAGGACAAATCAAGAGTAAATATTGACGAACTCGTTGTTGAGAGAGTCAATAAGGCAAAAGGGAAAATTTTTTAACTTATGCAATATCAGGCAGTTCTGCTTGAAGCTGACTATGAGCAGCTAGGCTACTGAACAGCTGGAGATGTTGGTGATAATATCAAGGAGATTTTAAAATGTCTATGACTATGAATGAACTTACAAATGTCATCAAAACTGTTTTTGATGAATCTGTAAAGCCTGTTATTGATAATCAGAAGGCTGCTATGGACGAGATTCGTTCTGATATTGATGGCAAGATCGCAGAAGTTGCTGGAACAGTAGATGATCTCCGTCCAAAAATCACTGTAGGTGAAGATCTTTTTAATGAAGATCAGAAGGGTGGTTTTAAGACACTTAGTCAGTTCGCCCAGCACGTTGCCAGAGCTGATAAGTCTCAGGGAAGGAATATCACCCCTGAGTTGGAGAGATGGGAAAAAGCTGCTAGTGCTTCTGGTTTGGTTGAAGGTGAGGATCAGTATGGTGGGTATCTTATTCCCCCAGAGTTTAGAAATCAGCTTATGCAAGCCATTACTGAGATGAACGAGATTATGCCTCGTTGTACATCCATTCCTATGGCCTCTACAACTGTGAAGATTCCTTATCTCAATGCCTTCGATGAAAGCGGTGGACTGGTGTACGGTGGGATTAAGTGGTACTGGCTTGATGAGCTTGCTCAGAAACAGGAAACCAGACCAAAATTCGGGCGCATCTCCCTGGAGCTGAAAAAGATTGCTGGGTTAGCCTATGCTTCTGATGAAGTTCTGGAGGATTCCCCGATTAGCATGGAAAATATTCTGCGTAATGGATTCCGTGATGGTCTTAATTTCACTATGAACAATGTTCTATTGAGAGGTACTGGTGCGGGTCAGCCTTTGGGTATTCTGAATGCTCCATGTCTGGTTACGCAAACTGCGGAAACTGGACAAGCTGCTGCGACCATCCTGTTCGAGAATATTATAAATATGTATACAAGGATTTTTGATCTCTCAAGGGCTATTTGGGTGATCAATCCTAGTTGTCTGCCTCAGTTGGCTTCTATGTCGCTTAATGTTGGTACTGGTGGGTCGCCTGTTTGGTTGCCTGCTAATGGTATCTCTGGGCGACCTTATGATACACTAATGGGCAAACCGATTGTATGGAGTAAGCATGCTTCTACTCTCGGAACAGTTGGTGACATAATCCTGTGTGATTGGTCTCAGTACCTTATTGGACAAAAAGCTGGTGGTGCTGGTGTTCAGTACGACACTTCTATCCACTTGAAATTCGATTACGACCAGACTTGTTTCCGGTTCGTTTTCCGAATTGATGGTCAGCCATGGTGGCCAACGTATTATACACCACCACAGGCTACTACTCTTACTCAGAGTCCATTTGTGGTTCTTGCGACCAGATCGTAAAATAGTTTATATTCATGGGCACTCTTAATTGAGTGCCTAGTGAATGTTTCGGAGGAAAATTATGCAGACTTTAGCTCAGAATTATGGCTTTTACAATCAAACTAAACCAGCAGACTTGAATGGATCTAGCTTGAGTAAGTCCAACTGCAAGTTTGTAAGTCTTAAGGGTTATAGCAAAGTTACTTTCATCGTACAGTGCGGTGCGGTAGGTGATGCTTCTTGGAAGCTGAAAGCTTATCAGGCCAAAACTGTTGCGGGTGGTTCTGTTAGCTCTACAGCTCTTACACTTACTCATTATTGGACTAATGCTTCTAAATCGAGTCTGAGTAGTACTTCGCTGCTAACAAGAAAGACCGCAAGCTCTGATACAGTTACTATTACTTCCACTAATAATACTGTATTTATACTTGAGTATGATGCGAAGCAGCTTAATGCTACAAGCCAGTATGACTGCATCGGTTTGGCTGTAACAAGTATTGGAACAGCGTCTACTTTTGCTGGGATTATGGCAATTCTACATCCAGCTAGGTACGCTGCGGATGGTATGCCGATTAATGCTCGTGCTAATTAATCGTTGTTTTTGAAAGGGGCTTTTATTATGGCAGAAGTACAGGAAACAAGCTATTATGAGGATGTTCGTGCTGGAGACATAATCGCAAACTTCAGACCTTTGCTTATGAATGGAAGTTATAAGCTTAGAGAAGCTGATGGTAAGATTATGGTAAGTGATCCAGCGATGGCTTTTGATACTCCTTGGCATCATGTTGCGCACGATGCCTTTTTGGATTGCCAGAAATGGCATTCTATTTTATTTGATTTGTTCAGTAGAGTTATGCCTGCTGGTAAAGCATTTGTTCCAAGCTCTTGCCAGCAGTGCTGGAAAGTGGTTGTTAGACCGCAGACTCTTATGGGGCTTTTCAATCTTCTGGAATTAGAGCTTGCTCTTAATAGACCTAGTAAATGCGGAATAGAAGTCAGACCATATGTATTTGGTCTATATGGTGGGTACTTTTATAATCATTCGCTTGAAGAAGGTCTTGAGTGCTATAAAACTGTCAGAAAGCTTGTAGATGGTGAAGAGCACTTAGGTGAAGATATTCCAGTAATACTCAAACGATCTTGTACTGAGTATGAACAGCTAGTCAGAAATAGTATGGAATGGGAAATAACCCCTGAACAAGTACAGATTGAGACTCTAATCAATAAATGGTTTGTCAGTGATGGTGTTATGAGGAAACAGTCTGATATTCAAATAAAGAGTGTTCACCGAAAGTGGATTGAATATGCCTATACAAATGGTGACGAAACATATAAGTTTTTCACCAATGGGAAGCCCCCTTCAGGACTTAATGTTGTTAGCTATGATACCTACCACCACTTAGCTGATGCGAGTGATGAAGAGGTTGAGCAAGCATTAGAGAAATATAAAAGGAGATACCCATATGGCTATGACCTTTAAGACTGTAAAGTTGAAAAGTCCATGGATGGATCATCCAAAAGGCTCTGTTTTGACTATTCGATCAGAAAAGGCTGATGAATTAGTCAGTAGAAAATCTGCTGTAATAAAAGAGGAAAAGATGGCTGATGGGCCACCAGTTAATAAGATGGTTGATGAGCCAAAAAGACGTAAATCCAAAACAAAAACCCCTTAACAGTAGGTTAAAATCCTACATAAGGAGAATGAATTATGCCTCTTACTGATTCTGCTCATTCTAGAGCACCCCTTTTTGGACGTATGCAAAAAGGTGGTATTTATCAAATTGTTAATGAAACTCTGACCACTGGTAATATTTTCTTTGTTGACAGTGGATGCACAACTGGTGGAACTACTGCTTCTTATGGTAGGAATCCAGATGCTGCTTTTACAACTCTAGCCTCTGCGCTTTCTGCTTGCACAGCAAGTAATGGTGACATGATTTTTATTATGCCTGGTCATGCAGAAGCCCCAACCGCTACCATCACTGTGAATAAGATTGGTGTTTCTATCATAGGAATGGGAGTTGGAAGAAATCGACCTGTATTCACTCCTGCTCATACTGTAGCGAGTGATGATACATTCGATATTACTGCTGATGATGTTCTGATTAAGAATATTGTTATTGCTGCTGGAACTAACTCTGGTGGAAATAGTACTCAGCTTAATATCAATGCTGATGACTTTGCTATGGAAGATTGCCTTATTGAACAAGGTGGAGTTAATCTGGTTGGCGTGTCTGTCATTGGCGGAAAGAACCGAGCAAGATTTGAACGATGTGTATTTCGTGGTACTGCTGCGAACCCTGATGTTGCCATTGATCTGGAAGGTTCTGGAAAACACAATGATATAATAATCAAGGGCTGTCATTTTAATTATGATGGTTCTTCTGGATTGGATCTTGCTGGAGTTCGCTCAAGTAAGACTGATACTGGTGTATTGATTCAGGATTGTACATTCATAGGTCTGGATACTGCTATAGTTGACTTTAATAGCTCAGCCACTGGCTTGGTTGTTAACTGTTATGCTGATAGTAATACTGCTACAGGTACAGTCGCTGAATTAGTTGATGGTGGATTGCTGACTTTTGTTAATATGAGAGTTGGTGAACCACAAAAATCTGGTGCTCTGATTCCAGCTACTACATCTACTGCGTAATTTTAATTAAGGGGCAATTATGAGTAGAAGAGATTTACCTTTCATACTAGGTATGAAGGTTGAAAGGTTGGCCATAGGCTACCCTTGGGTTTCACCATTTATCTGGCAAAAGCACCATCAAAATGTGCTAAATTTGGAAAGACCTTCAGGTTTAGACATAAGATGGTTTCAAGGTCAAGGTTGGTGCCCTGCCCGCAGACATATTCACTTGTGTGAACAAGCTGTAGAGTGGGGTGCCAGCCACATACTTATCCTAGGCTCTGACCAGATTTTTCCTGAAAATCTCATACCAAGGCTCATAGAGAGAGTCGAAGTTGATGGCTGCGAAGTTATAACAGCTATGGTTCCGACAAGAGGGCTTGTGCCTTGGGTAGATATGAAACCATTTCAACCTGTAGCTTATAGATTTAAAGATGGTATGAAGGCTAATGAATATAAAGGTTGGGATGTTAGTTCTGATATGATAGATATTATCATGCCTGATGAAAGTCCAGAGCTAGTTAGAGTAGATTTCATAGGCTCAGGATGTATAATGTTCCCTGTAGATGACCTTCTAACAATACAGAAGCCCTGGTTTGATGAAACATTTACAGTAGATGAATATAAGCGTCATGCGTCCATGGATACCAGATTTATTTGGAAGCTCAAAGTTATCGCTGGCGCCCAAATTTGGGTGGATACAACAATTAAGATCGGGCATTTGAACGATATGATAATTGACGATTCATATCAGCACAGGTTCAGTCGTGATGACTGGCAGGAGCAGGGATATGGATCAGCACCAGCAAACATCAAGTAAATTCAGAATACTTGGTGATTTCTCCAATTTAAGCATTGGAGCTTGTGTAGAAATTGCTAGAGACCCATGGCCATTTTTTGATGTAACTGGTCGGGAGATAGTTCTAGGCAATTATGTTGTGATAAGCTCTGGTGTTTATATACATACCCATTCCCACCAATTTAATAAATCAAACTGGAGAAAACTCCCAAAAATAATTGATGACGAGCAGACTATAATCTGTGACTATGCCTTTATTGGTGTGAACGCACAAATTATGCCTTCTTGTAAATATATAGGACTGCATTCAGTGGTTGCTGCTGGAGCAGTTGTAACTAAAGATATTCCTGATTATGAAATATGGGCAGGAAATCCTGCTTTTAAAATTGGGGATGTTGAAAAAGGAGATTAAAGATGGCAGTAACTAATACAGCAATTAATTCAGAAACAGCTGGATGGAAAGTTAATTCTGTATCAGCAGACTATTCTGGTTGTGAGGAATTGAAGGCAGCGGTGGCTAGTAATAACCATTATATAGATCATATAACAGTTTCTACTGGATCTAATATAAATGTTACAATAGGTGCAGGAGAGACAGGTGGTGCTGTTACAGCTACCATACTTGGCCCATTGTATTTTCCAGCAAATGGCGGAACATATAAGCATACATTTAAACCAGCTATAAAAGTAGCAGCCAACACAGCAATTACAGCAGATGCAAGTGGTGCTGGCGCAACTACAATTTTTATAGAAGGACGGACAAAATAATGGGAAAAATTTGGCTTGAAACATCATACGGAAAGTTGATCCACCTCCCAGTGCGAGGGGATGATGTGAACTCCCCCGATGACCCATTGGGACTTTCGACTGTAAAACTTCATTTAATGCGGGGATAATCGGGGCTGGTAGGAGATATTGGATGGCTAAACTGGTTTGCATACATGAAAATCTTGCGTTGGCAAAAGTGGCGAGGGGTGTTCGTGCATCGGTTGAAGAAGACCATGCTATTCAACCCGTTGGTGATATTGTTGGGGTGTTTGAGGATAGCCATGTGTTTTCTCCACTTGAAGAATCTGAGTTTGAGATAATCGACATACAGGGCTTTACAAGGCAGGAACTGATAGATGCGCTACCCCTTCCACAAATGGGTGTTGATATAGATGGGAATGATGCGTGGCTGGATGCGTCTGACGGCCTATGGAAAAGACTCTCAAAAAGGCCGAAATTCAAACTGTCTAAGGCAAATATAAAAAGCAATGATATAAGTAAATTGGCATCATCGTCTATTTCTATAGCAGACAAAATCGCAATATTGCAGACGCTCAAAAACAGGATCGCTGACTATCCAGAAAACTTCATAACTGTTGTGGTACAGACATGAAGCTGACAGTCGATTTGCCGGATTGGTGCGATGAAAGAAACGTCTATATTATGGCGGGTATAGAGTTGGCGGGATATAAACTTTATGGCAGAAACGAAGTGATGGTCAAGTCTGTCCGGTGCAATATGTGCGGTGAGTGCTGCATGAACCTCCCAAAGAGATACCCGGTTGATAAAACGGAAGACGGAAAGTGTATTCATTTCGATACAAAAACAAAGCTGTGTTTAATTCCCATAGAGCGGTCAAGACTTTGCGACAGGTGCGACCCGAACATGAATAGCGAACCAAAAGAATATTGTGCAATCAGATATAAGGTCGGTGGGAGTACTGAATAATGGCAACCTATTATCCGCAATTATTAGGGTCGAGACTCCTCGCTGATAGCGACGGCAGTCCTCTTGCAGCCGTTGATGCCGATGTTTCTAATCATACCAAAACAGATAAAATAATTCTCGCCATACAGGTCGGGTATAACGGTAAGGATACTGCTGCGTCCGCCTATAAACTCCAGTATAGGGATGAAACGGACAATCCTGGCGGAGCAATGGGAGATGTCGGTGCTACTGGAGAAGTTAAGTATTCTGCAACATCCTCCACGCTGACTGACGGCGGTTCTGTTACGTCAAATATCTGCACTGACCAATCCGCCGATATGACATGGCAGAACGGACTTGAGAATGTAAACGACAATGTTCTCCCCGATGCCGGGACATTTGACCTTGGGAGTGACTGCTATACAGAGTTCTGGTTTGCGCTCGATCTTTCTGATGCAGAAGATGGTCATCAATATACATTTGGGCTTTATAATACCACAGAAGGTGCGAGTCTGGGTGCATGCGCCGCTCAAGTAACGATTGCCGCAGGACCACCCACAGAGAATATATACGCAATATGTTCTGCTGCCGATTGGGGCAGTCCTCTGTATGCCGACAAAGGTAGCACTGGAGCGAGAGATGCGTACTACGCAGGGTATTATACCTCAGCACAAGCATGGGAAACTGCCCGTAATGGAGACCTGACTTCTGGAAATACAAAAGAGACAGCAGAGGCATGTGGTGATGACTGGAGCGGTAGTCCCGATGGAAATATAGGTTTTGGTGGGTGGATATGCAACAGGGATAACGACCAGATTATAACATTAAAGTCCGTCGGCTCTGCTAAAAATACCACTGGTATTTGGGATGCTTCCAAATACGTTATGTACAGGGCCACTGATGATGTTTTTGATATTGCTATAAGTACAGATCGTTTTGATCTTGACGTGGAATACATTCAGTTGCACGCTGCCGACCCTGCGGGAAATGAGAGTTTTAACTTTCGACAGCAGGCTGCTGGATCGGTTGTAAATGTAGGATATGCGCTTCTCTACCATTCGGGTTCATCGGGGGTTGGATTTAGTAGTAATAGTGCAAATGCAACAACATTAAATATATATAATTCTTACATAACAAATAGCAATTATTACAGACCGATACAGTGTATTGGGGCGAGCAGTACGATAAATGTTTATAATAGTACTATTTGCGGTTCTACTGAGCGTGGTATTCATGAAGCGGCTGGTACTATTAATGTTTATAACTGCGCTGTTTTTGATAATGATTCTGCTGATATAAATGTAACCAATGGTACTGTAACTAATTGTGCATCCGATGGCGGCACAGGCACTAATGCCCAGACTTTAGACAATACCAATAATTATGAGAATGAATTTGTAGATTATCCCGGTGGAGATCTCAGGCTTGTTTCAGGTTCTGTCTGTATAGAAAACGGGACTGACAATCCAGGTAGTGGCTTATATTCTGATGACTATTTGGGAACTGCCAGAAGCAGCACTTGGGATATTGGAGCGTTTGAGTATGTTGGGGGTGGGTCTTCAGAGTCTCCTTCTGAATCACCTTCAGAGTCTCCATCTGAATCACCAAGTGAGTCTCCAAGTTTATCTCCATCAGCTTCTGAATCTCCTTCTGAATCTCCTTCTGAAAGTCCAAGCGAGTCTCCAAGCTTAAGCCCTTCAGCTTCTGAAAGCCCTTCAGAGTCTCCTTCTGAAAGCCCTTCAGAGTCTCCTTCTGAAAGCCCTTCAGAGTCTCCATCTGAGTCTCCAAGCTTAAGTCCTTCAGCTTCTGAGAGTCCTTCAGAGTCTCCATCTGAATCACCTTCAGAATCTCCATCTCTAAGCCCTTCAGCCTCTGAAAGCCCATCTGAGTCTCCATCTGAGTCTCCAAGCTTAAGTCCTTCAGCTTCAGAGTCTCCTTCTGAATCACCTTCAGAGTCACCATCTCTGAGTCCTTCAGCTTCTGAATCTCCATCTGAGTCTCCTTCTGAATCACCAAGTGAATCTCCTTCATTATCTCCTTCAGCTTCAGAGAGTCCATCAGAGTCTCCTTCTGAAAGCCCTTCTGAATCTCCAAGCTTAAGCCCTTCAGCTTCAGAGTCTCCTTCTGAAAGTCCTTCAGAGTCTCCTTCTGAATCTCCAAGCTTAAGCCCAAGTGCTTCAGAGTCTCATTCTGAAAGTCCATCTGAAAGCTCTTCAGAGTCTCCATCTCTAAGCCCAAGTGCTTCTGAGTCTCCTTCAGAGTCACCTTCAGAGAGTCCATCTGAATCTCCAAGCTTAAGTCCTTCAGCTTCTGAAAGTCCATCAATTTCTCCAAGTGAATCTCCATCTCTAAGCCCTTCAGCTTCTGAAAGCCCATCAGAGTCTCCTTCTGAATCACCTTCTGAATCACCTTCAGAGAGTCCATCTGAATCTCCAAGCTTATCTCCTTCAGCTTCTGAATCACCAAGCGAGTCTCCTTCTGAGTCTCCAAGCTTAAGCCCTTCAGCTTCTGAGTCTCCTTCAGAGTCTCCATCTCTAAGCCCTTCTGAATCACCTTCCGAATCCCCATCGCCATCTCCTGGATCACCATTGGAAGGAACAACTTGTTGGGGACATGTGACAGGAGTTGAAGAGCAAAACACAAGGCCATTCGCTACTATATGGACTGGAACAGGAGAGATAAGTGGATCTGGAGATACTGAAATAATTACTTTAGATTCCAGCGAATCTATGGTAGGAGAAGTTGTATACATAGGTGCTAACACCGTCATTATAGAGGTGAACAAATATAGGTCAGGAACAGGAACCCCAACAGTATATTACAAAGATGGAGATTCCTATAATAATTGTATTGCTGATGATTGGAATCTTTATTCAGACCCATTCTTATCGACTGGGTATGTACAGATAATGGTAGAGAACTAATATGACTGCGACCCTGAATGGCATAGTTTTGGATGCTCCAACAGTAGACCCACAGATAGCTGTTGATGAAAGCTTCACTATGACTATTTACGGCACTTATCAGGGTGCTGGAAGTGCAAATCCGCATAGTATTTGGTTCGAGTGGGATCAGGGGATAGATTCTTGGCAGCAGATACCTGAAAGCAGTGGAAGTAATGGCTTATACACAACTGGTCAAAGTGATTACACTAATTTAACAGTAGTGTATGATGATGCTAATAAGATTTCAATTACTGTATATGGTGATAATGCTGGCACATATAAAATAAGAGCGCACGGGTACAGTAATCCAAATAATTTTTATAACCCAAGTGCAGACCCATGGTTTACTGTTACTGTAAGCGTTGCTGAAGTTCCAAGTGAGTCTCCATCTGAATCTCCTTCAGAGTCTCCTTCTGAGAGTCCAAGCGAGTCTCCAAGCTTAAGCCCTTCAGCTTCAGAATCTCCTTCAGAGTCTCCATCTGAGTCTCCATCTGAGTCTCCAAGCTTAAGCCCTTCAGCTTCTGAAAGCCCTTCTGAATCACCTTCTGAAAGCCCTTCAGAGTCTCCATCTGAGTCTCCAAGCTTAAGCCCTTCAGCTTCTGAAAGCCCTTCTGAATCACCTTCTGAATCACCTTCAGAGAGTCCATCAGAGTCTCCTTCTGAATCACCTTCAGAGTCACCATCTCTGAGTCCTTCAGCTTCAGAGTCTCCATCTGAGTCTCCTTCTGAATCACCAAGTGAATCTCCTTCATTATCTCCTTCAGCTTCTGAAAGCCCATCAATTTCTCCTTCTCATTATCTCCTTCAGCTTCTGAAAGCCCATCAATTTCTCCTTCTGAAAGCCCTTCTGAATCTCCAAGCTTAAGCCCTTCAGCTTCTGAGTCTCCATCAGAAAGTCCATCTGAATCACCTTCTGAGAGTCCATCAGAAAGCCCATCTGAGTCTCCAAGCTTAAGCCCAAGTGCTTCTGAAAGTCCATCTGAATCTCCAAGCTTAAGCCCTTCGGCACCATCTACAATTATAATTGAAGATATAGTGATTACAATATCTGGTGTTTCACCTAGTCCATCTGAGTCTCCATCTGAGTCTCCTTCAGAGTCTCCAAGCTTAAGCCCTTCAGCTTCTGAAAGCCCTTCAGAGTCTCCTTCTGAAAGTCCATCAGAGTCTCCAAGCTTAAGCCCTTCAGCTTCTGAAAGCCCTTCAGAAAGCCCATCTGAGAGTCCATCAGAATCTCCATCTATAAGCCCTTCAGCTTCAGAGAGTCCATCAGAGTCTCCTTCTGAAAGCCCTTCTGAATCCCCAAGCTTAAGCCCTTCAGCTTCTGAGTCTCCATCAGAAAGCCCATCAGAAAGTCCATCTGAGTCTCCAAGCTTAAGCCCTTCAGCTTCTGAAAGCCCTTCAGAGTCTCCTTCTGAAAGTCCTTCAGAGTCTCCAAGCTTAAGCCCTTCAGCTTCTGAAAGCCCTTCAGAGTCTCCTTCTGAATCACCTTCAGAGTCACCATCTCTGAGTCCTTCAGCTTCTGAATCTCCATCTGAGTCTCCTTCTGAGTCTCCTTCTGAGAGTCCATCAGAAAGTCCTTCTGAATCACCATCATTATCTCCTTCAGCTTCTGAAAGCCCTTCAGAGTCTCCTTCTGAAAGCCCTTCAGAGTCTCCAAGCTTAAGCCCTTCAGCTTCTGAGTCTCCTTCTGAGTCTCCTTCAGAGTCTCCTTCTGAGAGTCCATCTGAGAGTCCATCTGAGTCTCCAAGCTTAAGCCCTTCAGCTTCTGAATCTCCTTCTGAATCACCTTCAGAGTCTCCATCTGAATCTCCAAGCTTAAGTCCTTCAGCTTCTGAAAGTCCATCTGAAAGTCCATCACTTCCTGGAAGCCCAAGCGAATCTCCTTCAGAATCTCCATCTGAATCTCCATCTGAGAGTCCATCTGAATCTCCAAGCTTAAGCCCAAGTGCATCTGAGTCTCCTTCTGAATCACCAAGTGAATCTCCTTCATTATCTCCTTCAGCTTCTGAAAGCCCATCTGAGTCTCCATCTGAGTCTCCTTCAGAAAGTCCATCTGAATCACCTTCAGAGTCTCCAAGCTTAAGTCCTTCAGCTTCTGAAAGCCCATCTGAGTCTCCAAGTGAATCTCCTTCAGAGTCTCCTTCTGAGAGTCCATCTGAATCTCCAAGCTTAAGCCCTTCAGCTTCTGAAAGCCATTCAGAAAGCCCTTCAGAGTCTCCATCTGAAAGTCCATCTGAAAGCCCTTCTGAGTCTCCAAGTTTAAGCCCTTCAGCTTCTGAAAGCCCTTCAGAGTCTCCTTCTGAGAGTCCATCTGAGAGTCCGTCAATACCAGGTAGTCCATCTGAGAGTCCATCTGAATCACCTTCAGAGTCTCCAAGCTTAAGTCCTTCAGCTTCTGAAAGCCCTTCAGAAAGTCCATCTGAATCACCATCTGAGTCTCCAAGCCTAAGCCCTTCAGCTTCTGAAAGCCCATCTGAGTCTCCATCTGAGTCTCCAAGTTTAAGCCCTTCAGCTTCTGAAAGCCCTTCTGAATCACCTTCTGAATCACCATCTGAAAGTCCTTCAGAATCTCCAAGCTTAAGCCCAAGTGCTTCAGAGTCTCCTTCTGAATCTCAATCTGAAAGTCCATCTGAGAGTCCATCAGAATCTCCAAGCTTATCTCCTTCAGCTTCTGAAAGCCCTTCTGAATCACCTTCTGAAAGTCCAAGCGAGTCTCCAAGCTTAAGCCCTTCAGCTTCTGAAAGCCCTTCTGAGTCTCCTTCAGAGTCTCCTTCAGAGTCTCCTTCAGAGAGTCCATCTGAGCATGATTATACATCTAATCTGATATACACTAATCCGTATGAATATACTTTCACTTCGAACATATTTAACTACACTTTTGATTCAAATAGTACAATAACTTATACCTTTAATAGCGATAAAAAATTGTTTGAAGGGTTCACATTCTACACAAATCCATACAATTTCACAAAAGAGGCCAAAAAATGATAAGCATAATAATACCTGCAAGAGATGAGAAATATTTACAGACAACTATTGATGATATAAACAACAGAATATCTGGAGAATTTGAATATGAGATAATAGTTGCTCTTGATGGGTGTTGGCCTAATCCAAGTATAAATAGGGATAAAAATGTATCATTGGTACACTTTGGTGGGCCAAAAGGAATAAGATATATTGTTGAAGCAGCAATAAGAATTGCAAAGTATGAGCACATAATGAAGTTAGATGCCCATTGCTCTTTAGCGAAAGATTTTGATAAGGTTCTGATAGCAGATACTGAGGATAATTGGATCTCAATACCAAGTAGATATAGCCTTAATGAGAAGAGCTGGAAGAAAACCAGAGGGCCAGTAGATTATATGATGATAACCTATCCATACGCTGATGATGATAAATATGGATGGGGAATCCATGGTAAGAAGTGGAGAGGTGAAAACGGACAAGATGGAAATTTCTGGCACCTTGAGAAAAAAAGAAAGAATATCCTAATAGATGATATAATCATATTCCAAGGTTCATGCTGGTTTATGCACAAACAACACTTCTGGAATATTGGTGGATATGAAAAAAGCCATCCATATATAATGTTTCAAGAAGCTCCTGAGCTTTCTTTTAAAACCTGGTTATCTGGAGGGAGAGTTGTAAGGAATAAAAAGACTTGGTTTGCCCATATGCATAAGTCGAAAGAGCAAGAGAACACATCCAGCTATGGTCTATCTAAAAGAAAGAAATATGAGGCAGAGGACTGGTCAGCAGACTTTTGGATGAATGATAGATGGGATAAAAGCATACACAAATTCTCTTGGTTAATAGAGAAATTCTCTCCTATGTACGGGTGGGAGGATATTGATTGGAATCAAGAGTTTAAAATGAATAGAGGTGGATAAGCATGAAATATATAATTCTTATTATATTCATCATTCTTATAGCATGTTCTCCAGCACCAGATGATTCTATAAACATTGCTGTAATAAGCCTACACGGTGGAGGATGGAGAAGGTCTGATGGCTGTTTTGATAATATCCAATTTATGAATAAACTCACCGAGTATGATGTTATTATACCAGATTTCACACTCTCAAACGATCCAAATTTCGTAGACCCATTCACCACAATAATGGATATAAAAAGTGTTGTTGATAGTGCTAAGCTAACTCATGATGAAGTTTTCTTATGTGGCAGATCATCTGGAGGTCATTTGGCTCTTTTCTATTCTATACTTAGACCATATGATATAAAAGGAGTGATAGACATAGCTGGGCCATCTGACCTCACCACTCTCGCAGATAGTGCTTGGGATGAGGATACAATAGAGATTTTAAGAGGAATGGTTGCTGATTTCAGCATAATAGATGGAAGAGATTTAAGAAAAAGTTTCAGTATAAATGTAGACTCTGGAGTTCCATCACTCCTAATATACAATACGCTCGATTCTACTGTTGATTATGATACTCAAGCAATTCCATTATTTGGTACTTTCCCTAATGCAGATATAAGGATATTCAACGACCCAACAGGGCATATTTTTGTCGATAGGCATGAAGATGAAATAATAAACAGTATTAGAGATTTTATAAAGAAGAATGAGTAATATAACCCTCATATACTATACAGCTAATAGGATTCATAAGTCATTTGCTCTGAAGATAAGAGAAAACTTACAGGAATTAGCTGATAGTATTGAGTCTGAAATAATAAGTGTGTCTTGGAAGCCTATTGATTTTGGTAGAAATATATGTGTCGGAGAGCTTGAGTTTTTGCCATACAATGTTTATAAGCAGATACTCATAGGCTCTAAGGCAGCAAATACAGAGTATATAGGATGCTGTGAGGATGATTCTCTTTATAACATAGAGCACTTCTCCTATAGAAGTGATTGTTTCTCATATAATGTTAATAGATGGAATGTAGATTCCAGAGGAATTTATTACTACAGAAGAAGATCTGGAATGTGCATGTGCGTAGTCCCAAAAGAATTATTGATTGAGACACTGGAGAAAAGATTTGAGAAATATCCAAAGGTTGTAAATAGAGATGAAAGGCCATATTTTGGTGAGCCTGGAAGGTATGAAGAGATACTTGGGCTTCCAGAAGTAAAGATGGAGACATTCACAACGAATGATCCAACATTAACCTTTAACCATAGACCGAGCCTTGGCGGGAAAAGAAAGATACTGAAAAGGGATATTGTTAAAAAATCAATCCCGTTTTGGGGAGATGCCGAGACTCTTTGGAGGGAATACTATAAATGATAATGCCAGAATTAGTAGACGGATGTAGAGTTAAATGTAAATTATGCTGGAATAGTTATCGTTACCCACCGATGACCGAGATGCCTTTGGAGATAGTCGAGAAGGTTCTTGAACGCCATCATGGTGATAAAATAGAATGGTTCAATTGGGGAGATCCACTTTTACACAAAGATATATACAAAATATCTGAGATGGTTAGGTTTACAAACTCAAGAATAAGCTCTTCACTTTCTCTTATGATGGATGAAGAGAAATTCGCTGCTGTAAAGAATTTCAAGTCTATTATAGTCTCCATATCAGGAATGACTGGAAGTGTATATAATATCTATCATAGAGCAGGTCTTTTTTCTCTTGTAGTAAGCAATCTCCACCAGCTTATAAGAAGAGAGAATAATATCATTATCAGATGGCTAGGGCATAAATATAACCAGCATCAGTATGCCCAGTGTAAGCAATTCTGCGAGAAGCATGATCTTAGATTCGACCCCATATTACTAAATGCTACTGTGGAAGATATGATGAATGGTATAGAGGATGATCTGATTGGGGATAAACATTCTGATGCTGGAAAATGTCGACTCCTAAAATGGGTTCCAATCGGAGTCGATGGATCATATCTCTTGTGCTGCGCTTCGCATAATATAAAGACAGGATACACGATATTCGATGATATAACACCAAAGCAACTACTTCAGAGAAAGCTTGAGATGCCGTTCTGTATAAAATGTAGGGAAAGAGAGTTATGGAGAAGATTATAGAAGTATTAATAGTAGACATAGATCGTTCACGTTACACAGATCAGCTACTTGGAGATATATCTAAGCAGACTGTAGAGCCAGATGTATTCCTGTTCATACAAGACTCTCATGATATGGTAGGGCTGAATAGGATATGGAATGCTTTCTATGAGCAATCTGAATGTAAATACCTTTCTTTTCTGAACAATGATATTAGAATACCTAAAAATTTTATTGAAGATACGTTGGATATATTTGAAAAAGAGAGTGATGTTAGCATAGTAGTCCATTCTACAAATCATCCAGATTATACAGATGTTACAGATCTTAATTATGTTATATATGATAGCGATCTTTGTCAGGGATGGGACTTCACTATAAGGAGAGAAGATTATGTTAGAATCCCTGATGATTTGGACACTTTTGGAGGTGATGATTTCTTATTCTATAATCAGTATAGAAATGGCAACAAGGTTGCTGTAGCAATATCATCGCCTATAATTCATTACCATGCTAAGAGTAGGCATTATTTCAGAGGAGACAGGCAGAAAGAGCGTGATAACCTTAGAAAATATGTCCCAGAACGGATGACATATTATTCTAGATATTCTAGGAGAGATCCATGCCAGATGGTTTAGTCGTATCAGTACCAAAGAGTGGAAGGACTTGGTTGAGAGGATTCTTGATTCTATATGAGAAAGTATCTTCAGAGAAAATTGATGTACTATACTCTCATAACTGGAGAAGCCTAAATGTAAAAAGAGTGCTTCTTGTAAGAGATCCACTAGATATACTTGTAAGTGACTATCACCATCTAAAATACAGAAGTAAGAAGAAAACTGGAAGGCTAAAGAATATAAAAGCTTTCATAAGAAGTGGATGGGGAGTGCGTAAAATAAATAGATACTGGAGTAATTGGATTCATGAAATAGATGAAAAAGTCCTTGAAGTAAGATATGAAGATCTATTCAATAATGTATGGTGCGAGATTCTGGATTGGTTTGATATAAAGATAAATAATGATGTTGTTGAGGTAGTGGATAATATATGCAAATTCAAGAATATGAAAAACAATTTAAGCCTATTCAGAGATCACGAAGATGGCTGGAGATTTCTGCCTTCGGAGAATGGAAATATGGTGGATAACCCGACTGATAACAATGCTCATAAACTTAGGAGGGGAAAAGTTGGCGGTTATGTAGATTATCTTGACGAAGATGATATAAACTATGTAAGAAGTTCAATGCCAGTCGCTGGACGATGGTATGAGGAATATAAGGGGGCAAAATGAGTAGGATAGATGAAGCAATAAAGGCAAAGTTCAGAATAAAGAGAGGTGATAACCTTCCATACACTGGGTGGGCAAATTGGGATAGAAATATGCTTGCCGAGCTATTCAAGGACGTTGGATTTACGCTTGGTGCTGAAGTTGGTGTAAGAAAAGGTGAATATACAAGAATACTATGTGATGCTAATCCTGAATTAAAGATGTTCTGCATAGACCCATATACTGCCTACAATCGAGTGTCCAATGATAGACAGGCAAGATACTTTAGGAATGCGGAGCGTAGGCTGAGAGGATGTAATGTAGAATTTATAAAGAAAACGAGTATGGATGCTCTTGAGGATATTCAAGACAGGACTCTTGATTTTGTATATATAGATGGAAGGCATGAATTCGATTTTATTATGCCTGATATTATCTTCTGGTCAAGAAAGGTTAAGCGTGGAGGGATAGTCTCAGGTCATGATTACTATTATTTCTATCAAGGCGGTGTGGTAGACGCAGTAAATGCTTATACTCGCACCCATAATATCCAAGAGTGGTATTTGACCCAAGAGCGTCATCCATCTTGGTTTTGGGTAAACAGATGGTCTTAGGGGGCTAATATGACAGATCTATCAATAATTATACCAAGCAGAAATGAAGAATTTCTCACCAACACAATAGACAATATTCTTGAGAATATAAGAGGGAATACTGAAGTTATAGCCATCCTTGATGGCTATTTGCCTATGTTTCCGATTGCTCAGAATGAAAGAGTCAATGTAGTCCTACTCGAAGAATCCATAGGGCAGAGGGCTGCTACAAACTTGGGTGCTAAATTAAGCTCTTCTGAATTTATAATGAAGTGCGATGCCCATTGTGCTTTTGATGAAGGGTTTGATGTTAAGCTTATGGAAGATTGCGAGTATGATTGGACTGTTGTTCCAGCTATGTATAATCTCCATGCCTTCGATTGGCAATGTGATAGTTGCGGTGGAAGAGCTTATCAAGGAGTAAAGCCTACAAAGTGTATCGCATGCGGTAGCAACTCTGGTAAATTCACTAAGAAGATTATATGGGAAGCAAAGAGTAATCCAAGATCAGAGTTCTATTACATAGACAGTGTTGATCTAAGATTCAAATACTGGAGACAGTTCAAGAAAAGGCCAGAAGCCCAACCAGACTTAGCACCTACTCTTGGAAATCTTGGGGCATGCTTCTTTATGCACCGTGATAGATTTTTCGATTTAGGTGGAATGGATGAAGAGCATGGCTCTTGGGGTCAATTCGGAACTGAGGTATCGCTTAAGGCTTGGTGCTCTGGGGGCAAACAGCTTACTAATAAAAAGACTTGGTTTGCCCATATGTTCAGAACTGGAGATGGCTTCGGTTTCCCTTACAAGTTATCTGGAAAGCAGGTGCGAGAAGCAAGAAGGTACTCAAATGATTTCTGGAGGAATAATAAGTGGCCTTTAGCTGTAAGGACTCTAGATGATGTTATAGAGCAATTCAAACCAGTTCCTACTTGGCACGATGATGATGGAGAAAGGACTGTAGAGGCCAAAGAAGTCACAGAGCCCAAGAAGGAAAAGAAAATAAAGGTTGGAGAGACAAAAGGGTTGGTTTACTATACTGATAATCAGGCAGAAGAGAGAATACTTCTTGCTGCCAGGAATCAGATTGAAAGATCTAGAAATGGTCATGCTTTAGTCTCTGTTTCTCAATATCCTATTAAATTTGGTAAGAATTTTGTCATGGGTCTTGAGAGATCTTCTCTTTCTATGTTTAAACAGATACTTAAGGGTATCCAAGAAATAGATGCAGACATTATTTTTCTTACCGAGCATGATGTTCTTTATAATAGTTCTCATTTTGATTTTACTCCCAAGAGAAAAGATGTTTATTACTACAATAATAATGTATGGAAAGTAGATGCGAGTGATGGAAAAACTCTGCATCATAATAAGATTAAGCAGGTTTCTGCCTTGGTCGCCTATAAAAGCCTCCTCCTAGAACATTATGAGAGAAGGGTTGAGTACATAGAGAAGAATGGATGGAGGAGGAAGATTGGTTATGAGCCTGGGAAGAAAATGAGACATGGCGGTTTGGATGATTACAGATATAGATATTTCTCATCAGAATACCCTATCATAGACATAAAGCATCCAAATACAAAAACAAAGGGCAGGTTCAACTTAGATGAATACCGATGTAAGGATAGCATAAAAGATTCTTGGGAAATATCAGACTCAGTACCATTTTGGGGGGTCACTAAGGGTAGATTTAGTGAATTTCTTAGAGATGTAATAACTGGAGATATAAAGATTGGGTAGGTATTACATATGGCAAAATTTATGAAGAAGAAACCTGTTCCAGAGAGAGTAATGCTTGATGGGAAACATGGTGGTGCAAATTCAATATGCCAAACTCTCAGGAATATGTATTTAAAAACCGATGATGAATATATGAAATATAATCTAAGACTAGTTATGGCTATGGCAAAGAGTATGAATAGAAGGCTAAAAGACAATAAGATAAAAATTGAAAAGTATGAGGAAGAACTAAATGTCATACAAAAGGCGTGAACCTGTCCCAGAGAAAGTTATGCTTAATGAACGCTATCATGGCCACCATACAATATGTCAGACATTAAGAGATATATATGTTGAGACAGAGGATGAAGAGATAAAACTTAAGTTAAGACTTGCTATGGCAATGGCGAAAGCTATGAATGATAAGTTGAAAAAGTATAAAAAGATGTATGATGAAAAAAAAACATAGACTTTTACAGAAACATGGTATAAAATTTACTTAGTAAATTTTTAGGAGTAGATATGGCAGATTTCCCAACATCAGTTATAGAGATAAGAGGTACTTCAGACAACTGGGGCCCATTTAATTTCGATATATCAAATAGGATGCCAAGTGGGGATACAGTAACAAGCTTTACAACTAAAGCTTATGTAGGGACAGTACAACCGACAGATACGCTAACTAGTTTTACAGAAATATCTGCAAATCTGATAGAGTCTAACCCTGCTCCTTCCAATACGGATACGATTTTAAGCATTTACATGAAGTACCCAGGCAATACATATAAAGGGGAAAGTATAACATTAGTCTTTGATGTTACATTTACTAATCATAGTGGTGTTCATCCGTATTATTTTCACCACGTAAAAATTCAATAATGGGGCAGAGGCAGATCTAAAATGGTAAAAGATAAAAAGCTTGCTGATAATGGTATATCTATTATTGATTTTAAAAACATGGAACAGGAAGATAAAGACTGGTACATGTACCAGAAGCTAAATAGTATATCAATAGCGATAGATAATTTAGCACAGAAGGTATGTGGGCAGGGTTTGGATTGTCCAGAAAGATTAAAGAGCTGTAATAAAAAGTTTAGATATGTTTTTATTGCGATTGGTGTTATCTTACTTCTTGTCATAACCAATGGAGCTACCGATGGTAAGCTCTTAGATTCGATTTCTACATTTATAAAAGTAATCCTATAATAAGATATAGGGTAAAATTTTAAAGCCCTTCTAGGGGCTTGTCAGAGCGTTGTAGGGATATATAAAATGGCAATTACTACCTTGGCAGAAAATCTATCCTTTTTAGGAATAGATAATCAGTATTTCGATATTACTGGTGGGAATGATGAGTTAGTATTCACGAGTTCAAGGGCTGGCCCCAGAACTATTACCGTAACCCATGGGAGTTATGACTGTGAAGAATTAGCAGACCAATTAGAATCAGACATGAATGATGATTCGACTCTTACTGGTAGTGGTGCTATAACCTTTTCTGTTTCCTATTCATCTACCACTTATAAGTTTACTATAGATGCTGGGGCAGGAGAAACTATAGCATATACACACTCTGGGAGTTCAGCAGGGTTCGAATTTGGTTTCGATGATGATCATTCTGCTGCCCAAACCATAACCTCTGATAATCCTGTAGGTGACCCTACTACTATCATCTCCACTATAAAAGATGATGTTGAGGATTTTGTATCTAATTATTGTAACAGAACATTCGAATCAACATCATACTCACTAGAAGAATATAATGGAAGGGGCTATAATAAAATATTGCTAAAAAATTACCCTGTTACTACATTAGATAGGGTTTCCATAGGAACTAGGGATGCTATAAAGATCAGCAACTCGAACACAGGAACCAGTGCTACAGTTTCTGTTCTTTCTACAGGTCTGAGATTGGTTCTTGATGGATCAGCAGATGTTACAGTAACATTTGCTACCTACACAACAATATCTACTGTAGTGTCTGCGGTTAATGCTCTTGGTAATGGCTGGTCTGCTTCTGTATTAAGTTCCAGCCTCAGCTCTTTCAAATCAACTGAACTTTTACCAAGACAGGCTGCTAACTGCTTATCAAGTACTTGGATATATCTACAGATTCCTGATATAGCAGAATATGATATCCAAACTGACTTGAATGCTGGAATTTTAGTCCTTTCATATCCAGTTACTTCTGGTTTTAAGAATATATTTATAGACTATACAGCTGGATACTCAAGCAGCACCATGCCTGATGATTTAAAGCTTGCTATCTTTATACTTGTTCAATATGTATATGAGAAAGCTAAAAAATCAATGTTCGGTCTTGAAACATATAACATAGGTACTGGTGGGACTACTGGTCTCCGTATGATATATGAGAAAGAAAAGAAAGATTTTCCAAGAGAAGCAATAAATATCCTAGGAAGATACAGAAGGTATAAAGTATAAAATGATTGGCCCAACAATTGAGCTTGTCCTTGAAAGATATTCAAGTACAGATGATGGGGGCGGTAGCAGTACAAAATCTTGGACTAGCAAGAGAAGAATAAGAGGAATACTTGTATCAGTTCGTGGTGATACTATTGTATCAGAGGGCAGGGAGACTGTAAGGATAACCCATAAATTTTGGACAGATTATCAGAAAGGCATCGACATCAGCGAGAAGGATGAATTCTCAAGATCAGGATATAAAGAAAGATACAGAGTAGTGTATGTAGATGATACGCTTGCTATGGAGCAAATCCTTATAATCGAACTGATGAGAATTAAGTAATGGAGCTTAAATTTAATATAAATAAATACAGAGCTGCTATAATAAAAGATCTTGAATCTGCTCTTGTTAGAGTTGGTAAGAATCTTGTTGATGATGTTAGAGAGTCTATGACAGCAGGTTCTGGAAGAAAATACAATGTGGGCGGTAAATCTCACCAAGCATCTGCTGCGGGTGAGCCACCTTCTCCGATAACTGGAAGGCTGAGAGACTCTGTTATGTACACAACAAATTTCGGGAGAAAGTCTAGGATGGGTGGTGCTGCCTGGGCTTCTGATGAACTTCCTGAAATAATGAGTGGAAGTAGAACAGAACTTGTTCTTGTAGTTGGCTCTGGCGCTCCATATGCTCTCGATCTTGAGAAAGGTGTTAAAAAAGCAACAAGCAGAAGAAAGAAGATGCAACCAAGACCTTTCATGAGACCTGCTCTTATGAGAAGTAGAGAGATGATAAAAGCTGAGTTTGGGATAAAATAATGTCTGTAAATGCTATAAGAAAAGCAATATATGAAGCCTTCACAGATGATGATCTTTCAGAGCTTTATATGAATACTTCTGGAAGAATGTACTTCTATGAAGCTCCAGAAGAGACTGATAGACCATACTGCATATTCAAACTGTTTGATCAGAATTATGATTTTACTTTTGATCAAGACATTGAGTTTGAAGAGGTTATGATCCAATTTGAATATTATAGTACTACGGCAGAGGATTGTGATGATGGCATATCTTATATTTTAACTATGTATGATTTCGCTGACTTAGATATAACTGGTTATACCTGCCTAAGAATGGAAAGGCAGACCGTACTCCACCCAGAGAGAATCGAGCCTGAAGGGGAATGGGTTGGAATAGTAAGCTATTCACTATTAGTACAGGAAGAATAATGGATTACAAGAAAGCAAGCTACTCAGCAGCAGATAGCCTACCTGTAAAGATTATACAAAGTTATGATATAGCAGAGTCGATAGAAAAGAATGGATGCCTTTTGCCTTTACATGTACAGTTTATGCCTACAAATCATTGTAATCTTAACTGTAGATTCTGTAGTTGTAGAGATGATGATAGAACTACGGAAATGAGTTTCATAGAAGTCTGTGAGCTTTCATCTATTCTCTCTGAACTTGGTACAAAGGCTATGACAATAACAGGCGGTGGTGAGCCACTAATGCATAGCCAGATAAATGATATCATAGATATATTCTATAACTCAGGGATAGAAATAGGGCTAGTCACTAATGGCTTAAGGCTATCAAGATTAGTGAATCCTGATAGAATAACTTGGTGTAGGATAAGTCATAGTGATGAAAGAAAGTTCACAAAAGAGTACAGAGACTATCTCAAGCATTATGTCCTTAATGGAAACGAAGTTGATTGGTCGTTTAGCTATGTACTAGGAAGGTATCCAGACTATGATAATCTTGAAGAAGTAATAAGATTTGCTAATGAGAATAACTTCACCCATGTAAGGATAGTCTCTGATATAATGCAACCAAGCAACATACCGAGTGCCACAGTTGAGGCTTACTTGAGGAAAAATGTCGATTGCTCTAATGTAATCTTCCAAGCGAGAAATAAGCCAACTCGTGGTGGCGATTGTTATATATGCTATTTGAAACCTGTAATCTCTGCTGATGGGAGAGTTTACACATGCTGTGGTGCTCAGTATGCTATAAATAGCAAGGATAAGAGAAGAATGGCTGATGAATTATGCTTAGGGCATTTCAGAGAATTGCCTGAGATAATAGACATGAGCAGTCTGCCGTTTGATGGATCTATATGTGATGTATGCTATTACTCCCAATATAACAATCTATTAGGGATGATGCTTACAGATTTAGATCATGAAAATTTTGTATAAGGGGGCTAAATGGATAGTTTGAAAATTTGCGTAGTTGGATCAGTGAGAAGCGGGACTAATTGGATAGCACATCTATTCTCTCCAATCGTTGATGAAGTTATAGCTGATGCTGATTATAATGGTGCTACTTGTAATGAGAGATACAGGAATATAGATAATAGAGATGAACTACTGGGAAAAGAAAGTTTTGTCTTCAAACAAAATGAAGATCTTATGAACATGGAAAATCTCGACAAGATGATAGAGCTTTTCCCTGATATTAAGTTCATACTTGTTATAAGAGATCCAATAAAGATTGTGGAATCAATATGCAAAGCATATCCTGACTCTATCCCGATGAGATTCTTTCCTGCTGTTAGTAAAATTCAAGATGATTTAGGCATATCTAGAGTTGAAGCATCAACAATATTCGCATCAGGATATATTAACCAAATACCTAAGTTTATAAATAAATATAGTGACAGAGCTATAATAGTTAAATATGAAGATCTAGTTTACAATTTCGAAGATACACTCTCAGGGCTTTATAATTACTTTGGGCATGAGATTAGTCAAAAGCAAATTGATGAAGTAGAAAGGCCAATTGGTGAGCATGGTGAAGGGCTTACTCCTGATGAAGTAAGCATAATTCTTGACAACACTGTTATCAGAGAAGCACTTGATAAATATGGATACTTTATAGGTGGTAGAACTACTGAGCCAACTGTAGAGCCTACTATAAAGCCTGATGAGAATGATAACATTGCTGTATCAGATTACATAGCAAGAAATTCAAAAACATATTACTCAAAGGGGAGTTCTGGGTTTAGAGATAAATTTGCATATGTTAGGGATTTTGTAGATGGCTGTGGTAAAATACTTGATGCTGGAAGTGGATCAGGAAATTATGCCAGAGAATTAATTTCTTCTGGTAAAGAAGTTTTCTGTATAGACCATAGCAAATATTGCTGTGATAATTTTCTAATAGATATTCCGCACGAGAATAAGAGCATAGTTGAATTCTGTGGAAAGACAAGAAGGAAATTCGATTGTGTTTATTGCATAGATGTTCTTGAGCATATCCCTTATGATGATATTTGTGATAACCTCAAAGCTTTGAGCAGAGTGTCTAATAAATTTCTATTTGGAATAGCTAACCATCCAGATGTACAGTTCGGATACCAACTCCATAAGATAATAGAAGGCAGAGACTGGTGGATTGAAAATTTATCAGAATATTTCGATAATGTTGAGCATATAGCAAGTTTATTCTTAGGTCAATTTTTCTTCATCAAATGTGAAAACTAAAAGGCAAAGGGGCTAATATGGACATTACAGATCAGAAGGTGAGTATAATCTTACCAATCATAAGAGAAGAAGGGGCAAAGAAATGCATAGAAGCCATCAGCATGAATGCCGGAATACCATCTGAGAATTTTGAATTGATAGCTGGGCTTGATACAAAAAGAATTGGTTGCCCAAAGATGGTTAAGATTCTTGCTGAGAAGTCTAATTACGATCTTGTTATGTTCTTGGCTGATGATACAATACCTCAGAAAGACTTCCTGAAGAATGCACTAAAAGCTATGGCCACACTTCCTGATGGATGGGGATTAGTAGCACTAGATGATGGCCTACAGAATCCTGGATTATTGGCTACTCACTGGCTTGCGAGTAAAAAGCTTTTGCCTCTTATTGGTGGAGAGTTTTTCTGCACTGAGTATAAGCATAATTTCTGCGATCAAGAACTCACTATGAGGTGTAAGGATTTAGGAAGGTTCACTATTGCTTATGATTCAGTAGTAAAGCATAATCACCCCGCAGCAAATAGGATGTTCTTTGATAGAAATTATTTAGAATCTTCTAGTGAAAAGAGCATAATGGATGATAGGAATGTTTTCGATAGAAGGTTGAAGGAATACCTTAAGGCTAAAAATGTATGGAATCTGAAAAAAATACCAAAGATTCTACATCTATATTGGGGAAGAAATAAAAAACTTTCATTCATGAAATTCCTTACTCCATATTCATTTGCTAAATTAAATCCAGATTGGAGAATAGTTGTCCACTACCAAGAGTATCCAAATGCTGATGAAGCAGATGTCGGTAGTGAGCAAAAGTCTTACAGCTATAAGCATGAGGATTGGTTCTACAGGCTTATAGAGATAGACAATTTAGAACTAAGAATGGCAGAATTTGATCAAGACAAATATGATATAGAGAAAGTACCAGAGCTTTTCAGAAATGATCTTTATAGGATACAGATCATGCAAAGTATAGGTGGCTTCTGGTCTGATTTCGATGTTCTATTTGTAAGACCTATGTACCACCTTGATATTAACAAACCAGAGAATGAGAATACAGACACTGTAACATGCTCTCACTATTCGATGAATAAGACTGCTTTTCTTGGAGGAGCACCAGGAGAACCAAATTTCTATTCAGGCTTATATAATATATACAATAAATATAGGAAAAGAGGGATAGATGTTGTAGAGAGGCAAGCATATGGCGAGTCGATGTTCAATGATTACTTTGCCTATACAGAAATTAATAAAAAAGCAATAAAGGCAGATATTGGTGTAGATGTTTCAAATATTGCAATGTCTGTGATTTATCCAGTTCTAAAAAATAAAGTCGAACATCTATATGGAAAAGATTTCAAGATAAGAAATGATACTATAGGATTTCATTGGTATTCTGGAGACCCAAAGACCTCTAAGTATGAGAATGAAATAAATGAAGACAATATATCTGCTTTCGATGATAAAATGATATTTTCCATTATGAAAAGTATTTACTTATCTGAAAAATTCAGGTATAGTATTCTCATGCCTTATTATAAGAGGCACGAGCAACTTCATAACACTTTAGTATCTTTCACCTATCACTATGAGGATAGAAATGATTATGAAGTAGTGATAGTTGAAGATGGTAAGAACTACAAAGATGCAGATGAACACGAGAAGCTACTAAGTGTTATTTCAGGCTTTAGCGATAAAGTCAATATAAAACATATCGTGGCTGAGAATATAATATCAAATAACCCTTCCCCATACTACAATATAGCTGCTGAGAACGCAGAAGGCAAAATACTCGTTATAACAAGCCCTGAGTGCCTACATGAGAATAATGTACTAGACAGATTCGATGGGGTTATGGGGTTTAATGACTCGATATATGCTATATGTGCGTGTAGAAATGTTGGTCTGTATCCGAAAATGATAGAAAAATTTGAGGATTTCGATTATACTCACTTAGAATGGTATCAGCATAGTAAATTCAGGAATATGTCTTTTCATTTTTGCTCTGCTATATCAAAATATAATTATCAACTAATAGGTGGATTTGATGATCGTTTCTCTCACGGTATAGATTATGATGATGTAGATTTTAGAGAGATGATAAAATCTGCTAAGATTGAGATAGTAAAGCTTGATGATGCTTATACGCTTCATCAAAAGCATTCAAAAGACCCAGATATTTTTACAGAAGAGAAGGGTGAGGATGAGGAAAGGAATAGGCAATTGTTCTACACTAAACGCAAGAAAGATTTTAGATTAGGCATAGGACTTCCTCATACAGATAAGACTGTGACCTCATATTTCTTTGACTCTTGGGTTACTATGGAGAAACCAGATTTTGTTTATATGCGTCCTCCCTATACTGGATACATAGGATTAGATAAGGCAAGAAACGCATTGGTTTTGGATGCCTTTACAGGTGGATGCACTCATCTTCTTATGATGGACACGGATCAAATATATCCTACTGATACAATTCCTAAACTGCTTAGTCATGGAAAGGCAGTTGTAGGTGGAGTTGTACACAGGAGATATGCGCCATTTGATCCGATTTTATATAAAGGAACCATCGGGAATTATAGCCACATACCAGACGAACTAGCCTACTCAGGAGAGTTGGTGGAAGTTGATGCAACTGGCTGTGGATGTATACTCTATGATATGGAGGTTTTTAAAAAGGTACAACCACCATGGTTCGAGATCTATCAGTTGGAAACTGGCAAAGACGTAGGAGAAGATATTGGCTTCTGCGCAAAACTGAGAGATGCTGGTTTTAGTATCTATGTAGATACATCAATAGAGATAGAGCATATGTCTGTGATGGGGGTAACTCGTACCATGTATGAATGGTACAAAAAAGTCCACCACTTCGGGTGGGCTGATAAGGGGGCTTAATATATAAACTGTAGGAGAGTGTTAAAATGTCTGTTAAAGTTGGTTATAAAGCTAAAGTTTCTCTAGGTACCAGTACTATCGTTGGTATGGGCACTTGGAGTATGAGTGGTATCACAGCAGATCAGCTTGACGCATCTGACTTCGGGGATAACTGGAAAGTATTCGAGTTTGGTATGAAGGATGGTGGTCAGGTGACTTTTAACGGTCTACTGGATCCAGACGATACAACTGGCCAACACGCTCTTATGAGAGCTAATGTTGAAAACACTGATCTTACTAGTCTAAGGCTTTATGTCGATCAGACTTCTTATTATGAACCGTGTCAAACAACTGGTTGGTTCTCTCCATCTACCACCACGTTAAATGATACAGTACTTTCTTGGGTCAATATCACTTCGTTTGATATTAGCACAGACAAGTCTGGTCTTGCTCAAGTTTCCTTTACTGGAAAGGTCAGCGGTATGATGGTGCTGGTGTAATCTATTAACCTTAAAATTCAAAAGCGTGGGATAAGGCATTGCCGATGGTGGTTTGGCCCCTTCCACCGCTCCCACGCTTAAAAAACATAAGGGGCCATTGCCAAAGGAGAAGGGGCTATGAAATTTGATCTTGATAATCTGAATCCTGGAACATTTTTTGAATTCGAAGATGATGATGGTGGTGTAACAATTCGTCTTGCTAATTCTGACGCTATGAGAGAAATTGATAAGGCTACTGTTAAGAAGAAAATTTCTTTTCATAGAGGTCAGCGGTATGAGGTAGATGTTGTTGATGAAGCATTAAGATCTAATATGATATGGGATTATATCATAATTGATTGGGAAAATGTGACTGACAGCAATGGTGTCGATATTCCATGTACTTTTGAGAATAAAGCCAAACTTATGCGTGAGTCTGTTAAGTTTTCCAGCTTTATAGCAAGCTGTGTCGAACAGCTGACTGACAATATGTCTCTTTATGAAGAGGAATTGGAAAAAAACTGATTGAAGTAGTCGAAAGACTACAGGAAAAACCCGATTGTGAACTATGCGAAGCGACTTGGGAGTTGTATGGAAAGGAGCCGAAATGCTCTGAGTGTATGCCTGAAATAATGCCTGAGAATCGAGATGTCATAGATGTCTATGCGAAGGTTAGAAGTCAGCATATAATGGGAATGAGTGGCCCAGTAGACATAAATATATTAGCCATCAAGGCAGTAATGGATTTACAAGGCATAGAAAATCAAAAGAGGGTTTTTGAAAAAGTATATAAGTTGTACAACCACATAATGTCGAGAATCAGAGATCAGCAAGAGGCAGAATCTAGGGCGACATAATAATGAGAGTTGGAACAGCTACTGTAGATGTAAGAGTCAATCTGAGTCAGTTAGAAGCTGGACTTAGAAGGATTGAAACCCTTGCTTCGAGATCAGCTAGGACTGTTGAGAATACCTTAAGCAATATTTCTGCCGGGACTACTGACTATGGTAGAGCTACTGCTGGTGCTTCAAAAGACGTTGATAAACTCACCCACTCTATAGAAAGACATAAGAGAGGGATGAGAGGGTTGCTCCCTCACGTTGCTCAAGTAACTGTTGCCTATATGGCTGCCAGAGCTGCTTGGCGGTCATTAATAACAGGTATAACAGTTGGTGCTGAGTTTGAGCACAAGATGGCTTTTGTCAAAGCCGTAACTCAAGATCTAGCTGTAGGGTTTAAAGATCTAACAGAACAATTCAATGCGCAGAAAGAAGCTGCTAAGAAGGCAGGTGAGACAACCAAGTGGACTGCCCAGGAAGCAGCTGAAGCCTTAAAATACCTATCTATGGCTGGGTTTGATGCTAAAGAAGGAATAGAAGCATTGCCTGGCGTCTTACAGTTAGCCCTTGTAGGTGAATTAGAACTTGGAAGAGCTACTGATATTGTTACTGATACATTGAGGGCTATGGGTCTTCAAGCTAAAGACCTGACAAGGGTCAACGATGTATTTGTAGCAACTATTACCAGAACTAATACTGATATTGAGAAGATGGGTCAAGCGATGAAATTCGCTGCTCCTGTTGCTGGTGCCCTTGGATACCAAATTGAAGAAGTTGCTGCTATGATAGGACTTCTCTCCCAGTCTGGTGTTAAAGCTGGTATTGCTGGCCGTAACATTCAGCAAGCTATGGTCAGATCTTCTCAAGCTGCTGCGGCATTCGGCTCTAAATCCTCCCATCTTATGGATGTTCTAAGTGCTCTTAATGAAAGACAAAAGGAATATGAGAAAACTCTTGGTAAAGTAAGAGCGAGAGAGATGATACTTACTGAGGCTCGGAAGGCTTTTGGCCTCATATCGCTGAAAAGTGTTCTCGTATTGAAAGAGAATATTGAAGGATATAAAAAGCTTGAAGAAGCTAATGTAAAAGCTACTGGAGAAATGAAGAAAGCAGCAGATATCATTGAAGGAACAACCATAAACATGTTCAAGAAGCTTGCTGCTGCTGTATCAAGCATATCAATTGATATATGGGAAAAGTATCAAGATAGAATAAAGATGGCAATATTCAATGCTACTTATTATATCCTTGAACACAAAGATGAGGTCATCAAATTCTTTGATGATATGGTAAGAGCTGCTAAGAATATTGCTACATTTGCCCTTCCTACAATATACTTTATCGGAGATGCTATAAAGGCTGTTTATAATGTTGTAAAGTTATTCCCTGAAGAAGTGACTGGAGCAGGTGGAATGGGTCTTATAGCATTCCTATTCACTAGGAATGTTCCACTTTCAGCTCTGATAACTCTTTCCTCTATGCTCATAAAATTAGCTGATGATGCTAAGACTGCTCAGGACGCACTAAGCGAAACTGGAAGTACCCAGATACTTGGTGAGAGTGATGAGTATGGTGCCTCTATAAAAACTCTTGAGACCCAGAATGCAGTTTATCAAGCTGCTATTGATAGCCTTGATAAACAAATAAAAAGATATGAAAGCAAGAAGGCTGAGGCTGATAAGGCAAAGGCTACGATTGAAGAATATAAAGAGAAAGGTATATATGAGGAAAGTAAGTATATCCTTGGCCCAACAGAAAAGCTTGCTGCTAAGGTTGATGATATTAATGATAAGCTTACTGAACTTGAGAATAGAAGGAAGAAAATTGCTGGTGAGCTAACAAATATAAAAGAAGCTGAAACAAAAGTCGCACCAAAAGATTCCACTAAGAAGATAGAGGAATCTACTGAGGATATGGCAAAAGCTCTTGAGGAGAGAGCTGCTAAAGTTGAAGATGCGATGAAGAAGTACAAGGAGAAGCTCAAAAGTATATGGGTGGGCGACAACAGTGAGCTTGATAAAGAGCTTATAGAATTGTATGAGAAGGACTATGGCGATATACTTGCTTTAGATGACAGATTAGCTGAAGCTGTAGATAAATCAAGGTTTACAGAATCAATAAAAACACAACTTGAATTTATAAAGAAAACTAGAAGTGCCTCAGCTGGTGAGTATGAGGCATTGGTATCAAGATTAACAAAAACGAGAGGTGAAGTAACTAGTATAATTGAAAAAGCAGCTGATAAAGAAGTAACTCTTGAGAGTAGTAAGTGGCAGGTGATGAGAAATGATCTCAATCTCTACATGAATATCCTTAAGCACATGTACCTAGAGAATGATGAAATTCTTATCAAAGAAAAGAAAAGAGTTGAAAAGGCTATGACTGCCATCCAGAAGCTTGAAGATGCTGATAGAACAAAAGCGTTGAAGAAAGAGCTGGAGGAGCAGAGAAGGCTAAGAAAAAGAGAGCTATCAGCATTAAAGTCCATCTATAAAGATATGTCCAATCTTAGAGTAGATGATACAGATATAGCCTTAGAAATGCTCAAGATGGAATATGAGCAGCATGTGATTAATGGTGTAGACAAGCATCTTGCAGATCTTTGGTATGCTAATGAGCAGCAGAAGATATTTGATAAGCAAACTGTAGAGCATGGCAAAATGATAGATGCCATGAATGTAGGTGTCAGAAGGTGGGCTGAGAATGTTGAAAACTATTCTCAAATGGCTGCCAGTTTTATGGAAGATTTTCTAAACGGTACTCAAAGTGATTTCTCTGATGCTTTTGCCAAAATGTATGATGGGCAGATGGATGGGTGGAAAGAATTTCTTGATAATATGAGTAATAGGTTCAAGAAATTCTTATCAGACTTGGTAGCATATGCTGCTATGCAAAAAATATTTATCCCAATAGTGAATCAAGTTATCGGTGGAGAGTTCGGGCAAAAAATACTTGGTGGCAGTCTCAGTGATTCACTATCAAGTATTCTAAAAGGAGTCAGCCCAACAAGTCCTGGAATTGATTTCGGAGGTTTAGTAGGTGCCACCTCTAAAGGCAATGTATGGATGACAAGTACTAACGAAGAGATTCAGTCAGGAATAGATGCTCAATGGGCTGCTGCTCATCCATACGCAAATGCTAATCTAAGTGAATTAACTGCCGCAAGACCAGATCTATTTGGGTCTGGAGTAACTGGAGTAAGCCCTAGTGCTTTTGAAAGTGTTATGGGCAAAGTAGGTGGCTTCTTTAAGGATTTTGGAGGAATTGGAATATTAGCTGGACTTCCTAAACTTTTAAGTGGTGATATACTTGGTGCTGGAACTACTGGTTTAGGTGCTATGGGTGGTACAGCTCTTGGTACTATGGCTGGAAGTGCTCTGTCTGGCACAGCAATAGGCTCAACACTTGGGTCAATAATACCAGGAGTTGGAACGATTATTGGAGGGTTCCTTGGTTCATTAGCTGGTGATTGGCTTGGAGATGTATTTGGAGGTGGACCACCTACAATAAGAGGTGGATTTGGTCTCCATATGTTTGAAGGTCAAGGCGGTGCTGATCAGACTAAATTCGATATTCTTAATAACCCGACAATATCTGGATGGTCATCTTTTAATTATGAAGATAAATGGCAAACTGAAATGCAGGATAAAGTCAGTGGGCTTATAGAAGATACATTTAATCCAGTATTTGGCAAAATATCAGACACTCTTAACTCACTAATAGGTGAAGGGATAATAACAGAGGATGATATTCCAGATGACTTCCTATCTTTTGATATGCATGATTTCGAAGTACAAGGATTGAAGCACACTAATGAAGAGTTTCAAGCATTCCTTAAAAGCACTATAGAGAATTGGGCGAATGATATAAGCAAAGAAACTGAAAAGCTATTTGGCGATATAAGCGTCAAGATCGTACAGAGGGGATTAGAAAAAGTTGATCTTGATTGGTTAGTTGATAATCACCCACTTATACAGTTAGCAGATAAGTTGAAAGAAGGTCTTGAAGCATATGGTGGTGATTATGATAAATACTTAGCAGATGCTCAGGAATTTTTCAACACCACTAATACAATAATGGGGGCTATTGGTGAAATTCTTAGTCAAGCAAGAGACTTAGGCTCTGAGCCATTGGGAGATATAGAGAGTCAGCTTGCTAATATGAATAATCAATTCAACGATTTTAGCCTCACACTCCAATCCCTTGGTGCTTCAGTAAAGATAGTGACTGAAGTTGAGAATGAAAGAGCAAAAGCTTTGGCTAGAATAGCAAAGGCTCCATTTATGGAACTTGGTGGAAAGCTAGAAGGAAGAAAGCTTGATCAGGCTTTTGCAGGATTCGGCACAGAAGATTGGAAATATTGGTTCAACAATATACAAAATGAGTTCAATAGTCTTGATACAAGTAGTTCAGACTACTATGATAAGGCGATAAAATTGCTGAATGATCAATACGAAGTAGCATCTGCTATAGAGGGATTGAACAAAGATCAACTCCAGCAAATGTATGACTTTAGTGATCTTCTTGAATCATTTACTATGGGAGCCTTAGCACCAGTAGAAAGCTTTGAAGCATATCAGAGGAAATATGAAGATTTAGTTACTGCTGCTGCTGGGGGGGATAATGCTTCTGCTGAAGAGCTAAAATCATATGTCCCACAATATCTTGAGTTCATGAGGGATTATGGTGGAGATTATCAAGCACTTATTGATAGTGTTACACAAGATCTTAAAGATCTCCAAGACATATCTGCTGAAAATGCTGGAACTGGTACTAATCCGGCAGATGAGCTTTTTGATATCATTTCTCAGAATGTGAATAGTGTTAATGATCTAATAGATGCCCAATATAATGTTATAGAGAATTTTGATGAAATATCGAAAGGTCTTGATTGGAACAAGCTTTATGAAGATTTCAAAGCTCAACTTGGTGAAGGTGGAGTTCTTGATTTTAGGCAGTATATAACTGCTGTTAATCTTAATGATTATGTTACACCAGTTGGTGAAGCTGAAACATTGGCAACAGAAACTGCTACAGGTACAGAGGGTTTGGGCACTACAACAGGAACAGAGGGATTAACACCAGGAACTGGAAATGCTGGTGTTGAAGATATGTATGTTCTCTCTCAGGATGAGATAGATGCAATAGCCAGGAATGTAATGCCTCCAGAAGGATTGCGACCATTTCAGCATGGTGGTATGCTAACAAATCCAGGGGCATATTTCGGCGGTGAGCGTGGGCCATCTTGGCCAGAATATGTAGTGCCAACTAATCCATCAGATAGTTCCAGATTCCTCAGTTCTATAGGGATTAACACTGGAATGATTGCCAGAGAAATTTCCTCAAATATTAACCAAGGTGGCGGTGGAAATGGCTTGATAGAATTGAGAATCTATACAAACGATGAGTTTACAGAGCAGAAATTCATCAGCCTTATGAATAGTCCAGAAGTAATAGAAGTTGGTAGACAGAAATTTAACAGGAAGTAAGGGGGCTTTATGGCAAGAATACTTTTAATAACTGACAAGCACGCTAATACTGGTGCTTATCAACAGGGCTTATGCTCTAAAGATGATTTGGTTGGCGTGTTTGAGGATGGTCATGAGTTCTCACCACTTGAGATAGCTCATTTTAAAATCGTTGATGTCCATGGCTTTACTAAGCAAGAGCTTAAAGACGAGTTGGATAAGAAGATTCCAAAGATCAAAGAGATTGTTGAAATAAATGGTGAATGGTATGAAGGTGATCTAGTTACATTGAATAAATTCAATCCAACTAGGATTAAGGAAGCATTCATTGATAATGACGAATGGTTCTTACTTGAAAAAAGAAGGAAACACCCTCTAAGCCTATCAGACCTTAGTAGTAATGACATTGCAGAGTTAGCATCTAAATCAACAACAAAAGATCACAAAAAGTCTATATTAGATAAAATAAAATGCAAACATAATATCTACCAAGAAAACAAAACAAAAATAGATAAGATAAAATAATGGCCACAGTAAATAGATACGCAATATGCTCTACAGCTGATTGGGGTTCCCCACTTTATGCTGATAAAGGTTCAGCTGCTGCTAGAGATGCGTACTATTTTGGTTATTATACATCTATACAAGCTTGGGAATCAGACCGGAATGGCAATTTAACAACTGGTGGTGACAAAGAAGTTGCTGAACCATGCGGTGATGATTGGAGTGGAAATCCTGACGGTTCTCTTGTAATATCTGGTTGGACATGTAACAGAAGTAATGATGAGTACATTGTTATTGAAGCTGTCGGCTCAGCAAGAAATACAACAGGAATATGGGATACTACCAAGTATATTGTTTCAGCTAATTCAGGTACGGTGAATGCTTTATTATATTCCTCATCAGGCAATAGTAGACCAGATTCAGACATAATTGGAATACAATTTACACAGGAATATAACTCTGGTGTCCCTATAGTAAAAACATTGACTGGTTTGGGTGCTAATACAGATTTGCGGTTTGATTCATGCATTATCAAACCAACATATAGTACTAGTACAATTATTGGCTTTCAAGCTTATCCACAGCTTTCCACAGAAAGGGTATATCTTTATAACTCAATAATAGATATGAGAAATGGTGGTGGTACAGGTTTAAGTGTACCTGGAAATGGATATTCCGGTTTAACATATGCGCTGAACTGTACTATATTTGGCTCTACTTATCAGTATCTCTATGGTGCCTATTCTTATTTATCTCCTTTGTATCTTTATAATTGTGCTGTATTCTACAATTACGATGATTTTGATATCAACACTGGTTCAATTAATTATTGTGCGTCAGATGATGGTGATGGAAGTTTTGCTGAGACTCTTGATAATTCAAGTAATTATGGAAATGAATTCACAGATTTTTTGAGCGGTGATGTGACTCTTGTCTCTGGAAGTACATGTATAGGTCAAGGTACTGATAATCCTGCAAGTCTTGGCATTTATACTGATGACTTTTTTGGAGATACAAGAACATCGACTTGGGACATTGGTATGGATGAATATGGTGCTTCATCAGAGTCTCCTTCTGCTTCACCATCTGAGTCTCCAAGCCTAAGCCCTTCAGCTTCTGAAAGCCCTTCTGCTTCTCCAAGCATATCGCCTTCAGAATCTCCAAGCTTAAGCCCTTCAGCTTCTGAATCTCCAAGTATAAGCCCATCTGAGTCTCCTTCAGTTTCACCATCTGAGTCTCCAAGCTTAAGCCCTTCAGCTTCTGAAAGCCCTTCTGCTTCTCCAAGTGAATCACCATCTATTTCCCCATCAATTTCGCCTTCAGAATCTCCAAGCTTATCTCCTTCAGCTTCTGAAAGCCCATCAGTTTCGCCTTCAGGTAGCCCATCTGAGAGTCCATCTGAATCTCCAAGCTTAAGCCCTTCAGCTTCTGAAAGCCCATCTGAGTCTCCTTCAGAGAGTCCATCTGCAAGCAAGTCTCCATCACCATCTGAGTCACCATCAGCTAGCCCGACACAATCGCCAAGCATATCACCTTCTGAGTCTCCAAGCTTAAGCCCTTCAGCTTCTGAAAGCCCATCAGAGTCTCCTTCTGAATCACCTTCAGAATCTCCAAGCCTAAGCCCTTCAGCTTCTGAAAGCCCTTCTGAGAGTGCGAGTGAATCACCATCACCATCACCATCTGAAAGCCCATCAATTTCACCTTCAGCATCGCCTTCTGAATCTCCAAGCTTAAGCCCAAGTGCTTCTGAATCTCCAAGCGAAAGTCCTTCATCCTCACCAAGCTTAAGCCCTTCAGCTTCTGAAAGCCCTTCTGCATCTCCATCAGAGCCACCTGCTCCACATGAAATGTATGATTATCTAAGTCCAGTTGAGGTAGATTATGACTACATATTAGACATAAAGCCACAGAAGGTTATACTTGAAAGCTCTACATTCGGGCAGGATAAATACCTAACAGATGATATAAATTATTCTGTTTATGGTAAGTCTACAGCACCAAAATTTATAGCGACTCTTGAATTCAGTGTTAAAAGCTCTTACGAGATAAGTGTCATATATGATCTTTACTCTGACAGTAATAAAGCGTATGGTATGTGTAAGACTTTCAAGTGGCAGCATTATGACAATGAAACAGGAAATGGGCATATTTATGCTGTAAGATTCTGGGAAGATATTGAAAGGAGTATGATTTCAAGAAGCATCCAAGGAATGGCAAAAGTCAGACTTGCAATTATTGGCAATGCAGTAGATGAAGATCCAGCATCTGAAAGCCCAAGTATGTCTGATTTTGGAGTAGAAATGTATGATTATCTTCCAGGTACTGCCTCTCCAGATAGTGCATATACCCTTGATGTTAAGCCACAGAAAACGATAGTTGAGGCAGTTACTTTTAAGCAAAGCAAGCTAATTATGGATGATATGACTCATAAAATAGCTTCTCCAAGTGATACACCACAATTCCTTGCTACTCTTTATTTTGATGTAAAGAGTAGAACTGATATTGGAGATATATATGATATATATAATAATACTGGAAAGGGGTATGGAATAAAACGATCATTCAAGTGGGTACACCAAGATGCAGAAACTGGAGATGGTCATGCATATGTAGTAAGATTTTGGGATGATATAGAAAGAAGTCTAAAAACTAGAACAATACAAGGATTCACTAAAATTACATTGGCTATTATTGATAGGATTAATGATTAATGATTACTTTTGATGCTAATCAGAATACTATAATTGGAAACGATTATATAACATATTCTTGGTTATTTACTATAACACAAGGCGTTACAACATATCGTCTGTCCACTAAGGAATATAGTTATGGTGGGCAGACATATTTTGCCAGGATTATAGCCAATCAATTCAATGGTGGACCACAGGAGCAGAGGATGGCTACCGAGGCAGGTTCTCTTTCTCCATTTAGGTACAGTTTTGCTATATCAAATACAACTGGTTCTTACTCTGCATCTTTCTTAGAGGGAGCAGAAGTACTTTTACGATTGGTTTGCTCTGATGGTACTCTTGAAGAAGTCATGCGCCAATGGAAGATGACTATTCCTTCTGGTGGTGCTAAAGAGTTATATGATAAGATAGAGATTGAAGCTGTTAGTTATATTCAAGATGTAGCAAAAGGAGAATGGCCAAATAGACCTTTGGTAAAGGACATTTATCCATCATCTGATTCAAGGATAACTTGGTCGATGGTGACTGATAATATGTGTGTCCCAATAACTATCGGAACATCATATATTCCTGTTAGATCGGTTTATACTGGAGTCCTACATAGTGGAAGAAGATATTATCTTTTAGGTCTTAACTCTGGCACAGATACATATACTCTAACAGAGCTAAGAGCACCAAGAGGAAGGGGAGACTCTATATACTCAAGTGGCACATATAATTTTAATCAGTATGATGCTGGAAGCTACCGAGTGATGCAACCAATAATAGCTGATAGTGATTCAGATGGTGATGTGGATGCTTCTGGTATATGGTATGATTCTGGCAGTGGCACTTTGCTTGATCCACTCCTGAAATACAGAACTAATCGAACAGGCTTTATAAATGGTAGCCAAGTTGGTACGGCTACAGCAACAGATGGTACAGGAGTAACCCTAACATATTCTGGCACTCAGCTTCCAGCTAATTCGGTAGCTGGATGCTATGTAGTAAATAGAACCACAAGTGCTTATGGTCTTATAACTTCAAATTCTGGAGCAGCCAAAACCATAACTTGTAGTGGTGGATTATCCTCTGGTGGATGGACATCAGGGAATACATATACTGTTGGTGGTCCAGCTTCTGTTATAAGATTCGTGCTTACAGATTCCACAGATGGAATGGGTGTAAGCACTAGCAATATAGATGATGATCTATTTGGTGCTGCTGAAGTAACCTATGCTGGATGGGGGTTGATCTGGTATCATGGATTCTTCGTTAAACGCAATAGAGAAGAACTCATGACTGATCTTCTTTGTATGTGCCACAGCATATTCACAGTACGTGATAAGATTGGTCTGAAAGTATTATCAAAAACGTCACAAAAGACATTCACTAACTTCATAAAAGGTTCTTTCAATTACAATAAGCTTGAACCAAGTGCAAATGATTCTGCTTATTTTGCATTTATAGAATCTGGAGAACCAGCAGATGTTTATATAAAGGCAATAGTACCAGCAGGTACTACATCGACATCTCCAGCTAGTGATGTTTTCGAGTGCTATCTTATTGAGGATTCTGATAATGCAAAGGAACTTGCCCATTTAAGATTACAAAGAAAATTCCTGAAGGATGCAAAGTATAATTTTAAGCATGATTATAGTTCTTTAGCTATTGAGCCAGGAGACATAATAACAGTCAATAATGCTTATTATGGCGAATCATCATTCAATTGCATGATAGAGACTATGCACATAAACAAAGACCTTGTTATAGAATACTCTGGATATTCTTTTACAAGTTCTATAGATGATTTTGGTGATAAGGGGTATTCTGCTGTATCTGTATCTGATACAAGTGGAGAAACAGTAACTCCTTGGAAGGCTGTATATGCAGGAAGTGATGATGATAATGGTAATAATGTTATTCCTGGAAGATTAAGGCTTACTGGCTCTAATAACGATATAATTATAGATCCAGATGATCCAAGCATCACTCTCAATGAATTAGTCGGTGAGACTACAAATGATGTTGTAAAAATTGGAAATATAAATGCTGGTGTAATAGGCATACATATCAAAAATTCAGCAGGGGACATCGTATTCATTGTAGATGATACACCTCAAGCTAATATAGCTGGATGGGAAATAACAACTACCAAACTTACTAGCGGTGATCTTGAATTAGATGCAGACAATACTAAGATAGTCGCTGGAGCTGGAACCAATATCATCACAATAGATGCAGAAGATGAAACATATAGGCTTGCTATTGGTGATTCTGTATATGCTGATGCTCCATTCAGAGTAACAAGAACTGGTGTTATGACTGCTATTGGGGCAGTTATTAATGGCACTATAACGATAACTGGCGGAACAGGTATAACTAATTTAGATGATGCTGGAGGACTTGCTACTGCTGATGATGTAGATTATGATACTCAAGTAACTGGAGATGAGAAGCCTGATAATAATGCCACAGTTGGGGCTGAATTTGGTGTAAATATCTCTGGAGGTGGAGCTGGGGCAAATCAAGTAGGCAATGATGGTACTATTACTCAGATAAGTGGTGGGATTATAACAACTGGCACTCTGAATGCCTTACTCTGTAATGTAACTAATATCAACGCAACGAATATAAATGCTGGAACTCTCAATGTTGATAGGATTTCAGCAAATTCAATAGTCACAGAAAAACTTTCATTCAAAGACAATCCAAATCTTCTGAGAGATATATACTCCACTTTTGAACACTACCATGATGGTGATAACGTTGGAGCAGGAGTAGCTAACGGAACAGCTACATGCGATGGTGATAACTTCTATATCGGTAGCCGTTGCCTCAAGATGAATGCGACTTCTGCTGATAACTATGTCTATCTTGGACAAAGTAGTACGGATTATAACATACCTATCAAGCCATCTACAAGATACATAATCTCATTCTATGCAAAAGGGGCTTCTGGCAATGAAGAGATAGAATGCCTTTTGAGGCAGGATACAACTGTCCACAAATCGGTCACATTCACTAGCAATAATAATAGTGAGTCTGGTAACACTACAGCAGATGTGACAACAGCGTGGCTTAGATACTATGGATATGTAAATACTGATGCAGGAATAACTGATTCAGGACTGATAAGATTTGATAACAATGATAATGGTGCTGTAGTAAGATTCGATGCTGTTATGATCGAGGAAGTTGATGCTGCGAATACTCAACCAAGTCCATACTCTCAGGGTGTATCAATAGCGAACTCTATTACAACTACAAAGATCTTCAGCGTTTCTGATGGTGATTATGTAATCTCATATTATGGAAAAGATGGGTCTGAGAGTCCGAGTGAATATCTGCAAACTGCTATGGTATATACAAAAATATTTGAGGTGAGAGTACCACTTGATGGGACATATACAACATATTTCAATCTTAAACGTCATGTTTCTGACTCAACAGCATATGGCAGGATATATGTGAATGGAGTCGCTGTTGGTACAGCACGCTCAACATCATCAACAAGTTATCAGTATTATGATGAGGATATAGTGAAGATTAATGCTGGTGATTTGGTGCAGTTATACACTTATTGCTTCGCTGGAGCAGGGGCTTATACAAATGTATTCAGAGTATCATGTGATACACCATTGGAAAGCATTTTTACAGAGTACTAGTGATGAGAAAAGAATTTTTTTACAAAACTGAGGAAGAGAGACAAGGCATAATAGACAGCGATCCAGATCTTTTTGTTATTATTGAGAAGGATAAGGCTTCCACTGGTAAATCTATTATTATGGCTGATATAGATGAGTGGATTGAATTTGCTTTAAGACCAGATAGAAACTCTAATTTATACAGATCTGACCTTGAGATTCTTAAAGAGATAGAGAATATTATGCCAGATATATTATCTGCCCTCAATATAAAAGCTGATAAGCTTTTAGCCTTGATTAATTACAGGCAAGGTCTAAGAGATATAACTAAGAATATTAGCAAACCAGAAGATGTTAAATGGCCTGAAAAATGAAAGAAGTGAAAATAAAAAAGGCGAAAAATATTTGTGCTGCTGGGAGTAGCTGGCTTATAGGAAAAGGTGATGTTACTCTTGGTGAGCTTGCAGCAGATGTCTTTGCAGAGGACAAGCAAGCTTTCAGAAAATGGTTCCTGATGAAATATTTCACGATTGGTGAAATAAAGACTCAGAGTACTTCAGCAGCTAACTTTCTGATAAATATACTTCATCTTGGCATAGGCCTTGATACAGATAGCAGAGAAGATGTTGAGGTGATGAGTATAAATGAATTTGCTAAGAATAGTGTACTATCTCATTATGATGTTATTGGGGCTGATAACATTAAAGAGTGTACAGAAAAATATCTCATATCAAGTCAATATGCGTATCAGGCAATTAGTGCTGGTCAAAAAACTGGTTTAACAAATTTCTTATTATCTGAATTATCTAAGATAATTAAAACGGATTAGGTTATCATATGGCTGATGTTATAAATATAGGGAATGGTAGAGTTTGGTTCGCAGCATGCCCTAAATGTGAATGTGAGACATTCTATATAATAGTCGAGAGCATGAGCAATGGTAGTATGAAGAAAATAGTCTGTGCTAATGAATATTGTGACTTTTATTCAGACATAGATGGGCCAAACCTAGCTCCATTAAAAGAAAATGGTTCATAGGAATTATTTCAAAGATAGTGAGTTCAACTGTAAGTGTGGTGAATGTGGTCTCGGAATAAAAGAGATGAACAAAACCACAATTATGAGATTGAATATAGCAAGGGGCATTTCTAATGTCCCTTATGTTTTAAATAGTGCTATGCGATGCCCATCGCATAATATTGTGGAAGGAGGGAGTCCAACAAGCTCTCATTTATTCGGATACGCTGTAGACATAAGAGTTCTAAATGGAAGCTACAGATGGAAAATACTGAATGGATTATGGGAAGCAAAATTTAGAAGAATAGGGATTGGAAAAACATTTATACATGCTGACGATGATCCAAATAAACCCGCAGGTGTAGTATGGCTTTATTAGGAGTCAATTATGATGAAATATCCATTAATGAGAAGGGGTGATTTTTTTTGTAGTGCTAATATAGGTGGCAAAAGCAGTTTTCTCTCTAGAAATATAACAAGAGCAGAGCGATGGTGGGCAAAGGATAATGAAGCTTCTTATGGTCACTCTGGAATCATACTTAATGATTCAGGTGATACCATGGAAGCTTTGCTTACTATTAAGAGACAGAATATTTTTGCTGACTATATGGACACTAGAGTTCTTATAGGCAGACACATAGGGATGAATAAGCTTAGATTTGAAAGGGCTTATGCTGCAATCAGGAATTATGAAGGTAGATTGTACCCTGGTTGGAGATTAGCCTTTTTCTTATTTTGTCCACCTTTAGCAAAATTCATACATTTTGCTGGTATGCCTGTATGCTCCGAGTTCGCAGGTTACTTTGGGCATCTGGCAGAGCTTGAGGAGTTCAACACTTATTGGGGTCTTAATCCTGATGATTTAGCAGACATGATAAGGAAATGGGACTGCTTTGCTGTTGTCTTCGAAGGCATAATTTGAACAGATAACAAAGGAAGGTGTGCCATAGCAAGATCAACCAAAAAGAGAACAGAACTGATAAAGGATACACTAAGAAGATTTGATAATCTCCCGATAAACACAATAGCAAAATATCTCATACAAAAATACCCTGAGCTTTTTGATAGTAAAGAAGAAGCAAGATCAGCCTTAAGATATCACACAGGAAGGTCAGGACCAGGGAATATTAAAAAACTTAGTGATAAGTCACTTATAAGAACAGGTGATACAAAGCAAATAAAACTTCCAAGTACATGGAGACATGTAAGAGAGCCTTACTATTTAGATCCAGGGCTATGGCTTATACTTAGTGATATACATGTTCCGTTTCACGAACCAAAGCCGATAGAGCAAGCGATAAAGTATGGTCAGAGTGAAGGAATATCTGGTGTATTGATAAACGGTGATCTTCATGACTGTGCTTCTATAAGTTATTGGCCAGTAAGTCATAGAGACTTCCCAAGAGAAACAGAACTAGTTATAGATTTTTTAGACTTCTTGATACAAGAATTTCCTGGTAAGAAGATTGTCTGGAAACCAGGCAATCATGAACTAAGACTTCCAAGACTTTATATGAGTAAGGTTCCTGAGTTGGTTGAAATGCCTTATTTAGCTATGGAAGCTGCTCTGAATCTTGAAAAGAGAGGGATAGAATTTCTTGACTACTTCCAGCTCGTAATGGGCGGAAAATTGTACTTGCTCCATGGCCATGAGGTAAATAGGCTAGATGTAGCTGTAAACCCAGCAAGAGGTCTTTTTAGAAAGACGAATGGATCATCAGCTGGATGCGGGCATACTCATCGCACTTCTGAGCATGTAGAAGTACGTATGGACGGAACTATGGTGACCTGTTGGTCTTTTGGGTGTCTATGCGATCTTTCTCCAGACTACAGACCTTATGGTAATAGCTGGAATTGGGGATTCGCAACTATAAATGTTGAGAAGGATGGAAACTTCGAGCTTGTAAATAGAAGAATAGACAGTAAGAGTGGTAAGATTTTCTAATTTATTCTTACTTCACTTAATTCCTCAGCGAAAGGGGATAGTGATATATAAACATTATTTGCCCCTACAACACGATTTATCTCGCTTATGAACTGATTTCTATTCTTACAATTGAATAGTTCACCCTCTCTGGTATACATATAGCTATTTGGATGAGACATCTCTGCTGAATCTACACAAGTCACTATAAGATTTACCTTGATGTCTCTATTATCTCTAAGATACTCATACCCTGAGAATATCCTATCGACTGAATATTGGATGAGATCTAGGTCTAAGATTGATGTTCTAAACCTGCCCCTTCTGCTATCAGACTCGTTAAGCTCATATATATTACTAAACTTTATACCAACGTAATCATCATTGGTCATAGGGCCATTTCCATGGCGAGTCTGATAAGCCCTTGTTACAAGGTGTATATCTGTAAGACTAAAATTGGATTCTTCAATAATCTTCATAGCATTGGTAAGATCTGTTTTAGACCTTGTAACATGAGGGAAGAATCCATGATTCTGGTCAAGAAGGACTCCTTGAGAACCTTCAAATATTATGTCACCATCAGTATTAATATTATTGCCTATAATGCCTATCAAATTATTATTATTGATGAAATCTATAGCTTCATAGAAAGTGTTTAATCTTGAATCATCCAATCTCGCATATCCACCATCCATAGCCTTTATATCATAATACTTCTTAATCATTTTCATTTTTATATCCAGAACCTTTTTATTTTTAAGGTCTGAAGCTTTCAAGGAATAAAATTCAGACTCCCTCTGCCAAGTCTGTCCTACACCTACATAGCAACTGCCATCTATGTTATATCTTCCTGAAATGTTATTATACTGGATATCATAAGGCGTAGTAACTGGACAATCTTTACTTATCATTAACCTTATGCTTTTATCACAGATCTTTCTCTCAATTTCTCTGTGCTCATTCATTATTCCTACTGGCTCTATGGTGCAATATTTAGAGAAAAAAGTTGGGCACCCTTGAAGGGTGCCACTACCATAGTTAGAAAACATATGATGCTTCCCCTTGTAATAAACACTATGCCCTGCCTGTTGCCCTCCACTAAATCTTACAACTAGAGGTTTTCTGAAACTTCCTTCCTTTTCATGACAGATATGAGAAACTACCTTTCCCTTGCCCTCATCTCCAAAACCTAATCCAATACATATACTTACTTTTCCCATAAGCAACCTCCATAATAAAAAAGGCAGGATTTCTCCTGCCTTTGGGTTAATCATTGATGTTGATTAAATATCCAATCTTCGCCTTGTTACATGCCTCTCAGCCTCAAGAATCTCTTGGCTGAACTCATTAATCTTACTTACTATCAGCTGAGGGATTTCCTCATAGTTCTCAGTAGTAATAAGATTTTCACCAAGTAGATTCCTCCAGCTTTCGATTATATTAGGTTTATTCCCTGTACCGTCAAGAAGATGTATATGAAATACATTATACTTCTCTTTAGCAGCATTCAAAAGAGCTTCAGAAGATAAGTTCACTTCTCCTGAGGCATGGCTCATTATTTCTCTTAGAGAAGAAATAGGAATTGTCCTATGATAATCCTCATCCCCTATAGTGAAAATAAAGCCTTTAATGTTTCTTTTCTCAAAACAGTCAATAGCTGTATGCTGAGAAGCAAAATACCAAGCAAGAGCATAACTCTCACCGCCATTACCTCCACCATGGCCTTCAAGGTAAATATCTGTTAGCCACTTATCAAGCAACTCATCGCTTGACTCGAACTGGCCAACTTGGAGAGGAGCGTGGTCGCATTTATGATCACCAATACCGACAAATAATACCTGAGGGTCAAGAACTCCACCATCACGAATCATAGCATCCATAATAGTTGGTAATCCGTCTTTTACGATATGACCAGGCACTCGACCCATAGAGCCTGTTACATCAAGACCTAATAGAATAGCTACAGAGTTCGGGTGCTCTTCACTATCTCTTGATTCACGAATCGTAATGTTTTTTGGATTCATAGAATCATCCCTAGCCAAATCATCGAAAGTAATAGAATTAGAAGTAAATGTCTGAGCTAGACTATTAGTATAATAACCCATATTTTGTGCTCTTACAGTTCTTCTAGAAGAAGAATAACTTCCACCACCCATAGTTGCCTCCTTTTTGTTATGGGGTGGGTGAGGGGATTTGAACCCCTGACCTTCTGAGTCACAATCAGATGCTCTTTCCGCCTGAGCTACACCCAACATAATTTCTTATTTCGTTTTTAAACGTCTTTTGTCAAGGTCTATATAAAGATATAGCCTAGGAATAGAAAACCTTTCTAGGAGCCTGTCACAAGCCCCTAGAAAGGTCTGTTTAAGCCTTGTTAAGCTTATCCTTAAGGGTTTTAATCTGGGAATCAAGATCATTCCTCTGTTCGGCAGCAGTCCTCAAGCCCATCCTCTTTGCCTCAGCAAGTCTGAGTGCTTTGTTGAGGTCTGCTAAGATACGAGTTTTTATCTCAGTGCTAACCTCAGTTTTCTTGTCCTCCAACCATTCAGGCGGTTGGAGACCATTTGACTCGTATTTAGCCTTAACAATTTCCAATTGATTTTCAATTAAGAACAAATCCTCAAGACTATCAAACTGATCAAGAATCGTTCTCCCACTAACCAACAGTACTTTCATGGTAAACCTCCTTTGTTAAATGTTTCAACCAGAACTATCATACAAGTAATAGTACTTACACCAGTGGCATGTTACTTTGTGGACAAAAGGTCTGACGTTTTCCTCTACAGTGTTGTGATCAGAGGACTCACACTCTTTGACTAAATCAGGAGTTTCTGGCCATCCATTCGCCCACCCAAAGTCTTTATACCCTTCCAGGCTTTCCCCATCCGAATACATCTGCGAACCTCAAAAGTTTAGATTCCATAATTTCATCAAGCAGAGAATACCTATTAGCTCTCATAGTCTTCACCAAATTAGGTAGACCATAGTAATCAATATCTGGGGTATCATAGAAATTTATCCTGCCTTTCACTAGGCTGAACACCTCTACACTTCCTCTAGGCATATAGTTGATAAGCCTGTTGGTCTCCCCTGGTACATGGTAAAGGTAGACGGTTGGATCAACTCCAAACTTATTTTGATATTTCTCATAAGCTTGGTGGAAATAAGGAGTAGAGTTATCACCACCATCGGAACAGATAGCTATCCCGTCTACCAATATGCCCTTAGAAGCTATGTAGTCAAGACCGCAACCAATAGAAGTCCCACCACCAGCATTCATCCTCTTGGTCATATCCTTAATTTCTTGAAGAGTTTTTCCTGTAACATCTACATATGTAGGCATAGTATTAAAGAATACAAGGTGAACTTTTCCCTTAACAGATCTAGCTAGAGTCGCTGCTACATTTCTGGCTACTTCGATACAAGCAGACATAGATCCAGATCTATCTCCAAGGACTAACCAATCCCCATCAATTCTGTTCTGATCTATTTTATCTTCTTGAATCTGGGTGAGTTTCTCAGAAGCCTTTTTATCACCTATAATCTCTGCTGCCTTTCCAGCTTTCATGCTGGAAACTCTCTTATCATCTTTAGCCCTCTTTACCGCAGCATCATAAGATGATTTTAGAGCAGGATTCTCAAATACACCATATTTTTTCAACATAGCAGTATTAGTGATAAGCTCAGCCCCTGTCATACCTTCTATTAGAGCAAGGATAATATCTGTCTTATCCTTGTGAGCACCTATCTCCCCAACAGCTATTAGGAATGGAATCTTATAATTCAATATCGTTCCAGCTGCTTCTTTAGGGGTCATTAATTTTAGATTCTTTATGGCTTCAAATACAGTTCCTTTTGGACGCTCACCATCAAAAAGAATCTTCTGTGCCCAAGGGTTTGGTGCTATATGGTTCATAGCATAGAGTCTCTTAAGACCAGATCGGTGTTGAACTGCTACCGCATTCCACCTTCCCCTATCTTCTTCTAAATAACGGATGTAAGCCTTTACAGCATCCTTCATCAGAGTTCCACCGCCTGTAGTGACTGGGGGGATAGAATCGCTTCTATTAAATTCTGTTGCTCTCAAGAATCCTCTAACATCAAGCTTACATAGATTAGCAACAGCATTTTCAAAAAGCTCCTCATCATACTCACCTCTTAAGGCTATCACTGGAAGAGCAGCTTTACTATCCCTTACCTCACCATTTTTAGTATTCCAAGCAATAAGGTGTGCGAATAGGTCTGGCTCATTTTTTACTGCCTTAAGACCTACAGTGCTGTAGACTGAAAAATCCCTATGGCCTACTTTGATTAACTGTGAAACGATTTCATTTTTTGATACAATTTCCTGATCCATAGACATGCCTCCTTTTTTGGGTAAAATAAAACCTGAATATTACATAGCCCTTTCTGCCTCTATTTTTTATTATACAGAGAATTACCTCTGTTTAATACCGAGTTCGAATCCCGACAGGGCACCAGATAGCTATGCTACCAGACTATATAATATTCAGGCTAAATTGTAAGGGCAGAGAGTCTTGAAAGCAATAATACGTGCTCTAACCACTGAGCTATCCCCCAAGTTGGGGGAGTGGGATTCGAACCCACGACCACGGACTCCCAATGTCATGTATGCCTTCAAAGTATCCACCCTTATTTTCAAAAGGAAGGGGAGAGTTGAAGAAGCGTTTGGTTGATTTATGTCTTCGCTAGATATAATCATGTAAGCCCCTAAAGTATCCCCTTGAAATTCGATTTTGAGCAGAGAGTCAAGTGAGCTTTATCTTCAATAAAGAGACATTCACAGTGTCTCACAGTGTCTTGCGCTACCATTGCGCTAACTGTCCAGTATGGCGGACGGTATCGGATTCGAACCGATAAATTATCATGTAAGCCCTCAAAGTATCTGCCCAAATTTGGCGGGGAATGACCTGCCGAGGAGGTTGCCAGACTGAATGGAAAACGGAAAATCATCCCCCAAACTGTATCGGCTGTGAGTCGTTTAAGCTGTCTTGCTAAATATTCGGAATTGAACCGAAAACATTCAGATTAGTAGTCTGATACTCTAACCAATTGAGTTATATTCATGTAAGCCCTAACAGTAACAGCCGATTTTCTCAAAGATCAATAACGTAAAGTTATTTTTAACTATATTATATAAGAAAAAAGATTTT